ATCTCTGGTCATGCCTTGGCTTATGTGTTCGCAGATCGCCGGTTCAAAAAGATCGGATTCGTTCGGTCGACTGTGCCATCGAACAAAGGCCGGTTCATCAGCGTATGGACGAAAGCCGAATTGGTGTAAAAATGAGGGGGCATGGTGAGCGTTGCCTGATAGGTATGACGATGGCAGGTTCAATTCCTGCCCCCTTCACCAAATGATGTGGGGGACCTGAACGGCATCCGAGGGAAGCAAGGCCCGGTAGGGTGATTAGGTTTGATTCCTAAGCCTCCACCAATAAGGGGAAAATCTTATGAAGGAATTTGTTATAAGAGGACCAAACACCAATACAATCTTCGAGATTGAAGATGATGAAATGGTTGTCTGGAACGTCGTGAAAATTAAGGATTACGAAGACATGGCGAAGAAAAATTTACGATATGAAATGACCGAACCAGAATCCGGGGATAAAGAGATCGTGATATCTGGACCCGGAGAATCGCCTGGCCCGGAGAAGGGCCTCGGAACGGACCGCAGCATAAAAACCGGGAAGGGGCGATGTTATGCGCCGCGGTTAAAACCCACACTGTTATCAACTACAGCCTCGTCGTCTAATAAGGCAATACAACAGGCGCGGAACTGGTGATAGAGGTTCGAATCCTCTTGAGGTTATATTTACCGACTGGTCTCGGGGAGTGGTGTAAGAGCAGCACAACGGCTATAGGAGCCGGAGATACAGCTTGATATAGGAGAGATATCCAGACCGTTCCCGGCAAACCCGGACAACCCGGTCTCGATGAAAATTGGTGAAATCCCTAAAACTACCTGTCTTCCCGACCATTTGAAAGGAACACAATGCTGAAGCTAAACGGTAACCTGATTGAGGCCACAAAGTTTCCAGACAAGACCCATCAAGTTTGGAAACTTGTCGAAGGCACTATCGACATGGGCGGCGAGAATATTATCTATTGGGAATATGAGCATGACGGTGAAATCCTGCAGCTGAGGCAGCTGGTCGACTTGGTAAGAACATCGATTGAAAGCCGCTTCGCAAAGATTCAATTGATTATGCCGTACCTCCCATATGGCAGGCAGGACAAAGAAGTCTCGAACAATCAGACGTTTGGTCTGTACTCATTTGCGAAAATTTTGAACGACATGTCTTTGACTCGGGTAGAGTCGTATGATACCCATAGCCTCGTAGCTGGGAGGTTGATTGAGCGTTTTCGTAACATCCCTGCAACGGCTGAGATCCTCTATGCAGCAAGGAATGTGAAAGCCAAGTCGATCCTGTTCCCTGATAAAGGAGCAAGAGACAGGTACGCAGAGATCTTTCAGAAAAGGGTTGCAGAAGATCAGGTCAAGGTGTACCATGCAGAGAAGTTGAGAGACAGTGAGTCCGGGGAGATCCTCCATGTTGGACTCATCGGCACTGATGAATTTGATTTTCATATCGAAAGCCCTATCCTCATTGTCGACGATATTTGTGATGGCGGTCGAACATTCACCGGACTTGCGAACCTGATCAGGAAACACAACCCTGCAGCAGAGATCCACCTGTATGTCACGCATGGGATCTTCAGCAAAGGCCTCGAAGTCTTACGGGCAGCGGGGATTACACGAATCTTTACGTGGAAGGGGGAAGTCAGATGAATCCATTACTGTGTACCGATGTCTATAAAATGGGCCACATGGAGCAATACCCGGAAGGCACGAATAAGATTTACTCGTACCTCATGGCACGGAGCGATAAAAAATACGGATCACTCTTGTTCTACGGGCTTCAATACTACCTCTGTCAATACATGCAACATCGCTTGACCGTCGAGGATGTTGATGAATTCTTGGCACTCCGGTACAGTATTCTCGGGATGAGCCTTTCTCAAGAGCTGGAGGACAGGCTCTACCGCCTTGTCGACATGGGGTATTTCCCATTGGAGATTAAAGCCATTCCAGAAGGAACCCGGATTGGAACAAATCAAGTCCTGATGACCGTCACGAACACAGACCCTGACTACGCATTCCTGGTTGGATTTTTCGAAAGCCTCTTGTTGAAGGTCTGGAATACCTGCACAGTCGCGACGGCTTCAGCAGAGTACAAGAAAATCGCTCTCAGGTACGCACAGCTGACCTGCGATGATGAGGGTCATCTTCCGTTCGCGGTCCATGATTTCGGTTATCGAGGGGCATCCTCGGAAGAAACAGCAGCACTCTCAGGCTCAGCACACTTGCTGAACTTCATGGGAACCGATACTGTCCCTGCTGTCGCCTTGGCGAAGAAATATTACTTGGGGAAAGACCCGGTTGGACTATCTGTTCCTGCTACGGAGCATTGCGTGATGTGTGTCCATGGGAAACTGAATGAATACAAAGCGTTTGAACGGATGTTGGATGTGTACCCGGAGAGTGCGATTATTTCTATCGTCTCCGACACATATAATCTCTGGAATGTCTTGACGAATTTTGCGCCACGGTTGAAGGAAAAAATCCTGGCTCGATCCGGGAAAGTGGTGTTCCGGCCAGACTCAGGCAACCCGGTCGACATTATTTGTGGAACACGGTACATGAATCATGAGACTCCAGAACAGGTTGGAGCCTTACGATTATTGGAGAAGGTTTTCGGAAGTACACTCAATGCGAAAGGGTACAAGGTTCTGAACCCGAAAGTTGGACTCATCTATGGTGATGGGATGTACCTGCAGAGGTACGAAGAGATGTTGAGCCGAATGGAGGATCTAGGGTTTGCTAGCTCCAACCTGGTGATTGGCGTCGGTGGGCTACTCTTGCAGCAACACAGCCGGGATGACCTTGGCTTTGCATTTAAAGCGACCTACTGCGAAGTCGATGGGAAGCCAAGGCAGATTTTTAAAGACCCAATTACGGACAAGGGGAAGCGGTCTCACAAGGGTCTACTGAGACTTGACCGGAAGAAGGGGAACTTTAAAACGTATCAGAAGCAGACACCGGAACAAGAACGGGAAGGGATTCTCAGGAGAGTGTTCAGTGATGGCCGGTTGTACAACGTCACGAATCTGGATCTGGTCAGAGCGCATGTGCAGTGGGGTGAAAAACACCCTTTGCAGGATTGATCATGTGGCACTCGATAGGAGCCATACTATCCCTACTGGCGTTTGAAGCTGTGTGCGTAGGGCTGTTCCTCATCATGCAATTGATGTTTAATTGAAAGGAAAGAGGCTATGGATATATTACCTTCATACCCGAAGATTTACAGTCTCGGGCATCCAGCCATCGGGAATATTTTCGATGGTAAAGTGGTTGTGCAGGAAAAAGTTGATGGGTCTCAATTTTCTTTTGGAATCTTTGATGGAAATCTGATGATCCGCTCCAAAGGTCAACAGATTTTCAAAGAAGCACCTGAGGGGATGTTCAAGGCCGGTGTTGAGCATGTCACGAAAATTGCCCACATGCTTGTCCCTGATTGGGTGTATCGAGGGGAATATCTGCAACGTCCAAAGCATAACGCTCTGGCATATAACCGGGTACCAAGTGGACACATTGCTCTATTTGATATCCTGACCGGACAGGAAACCTATGCAACATTGGGAACCCTGAAACTTGAAGCGGAGAAACTCGGTATTGATGTGGTGCCTTCGTTTTTCTTTGGTGAGATGAAGGCGGAAGACATGCAGAATATTTTGAACACAGAAAGTTTTCTCGGTGGACAGAAAATTGAGGGTGTGGTCGTGAAAAACTACACTCAATTTTGCCAGAAGACCGGGCATGTGTTGATGGGGAAGTATGTCTCTGAAGCCTTCAAGGAAGTGCATAACAAATCCTGGAAGGATGACAACCCCACACAGAAAGATATCCTGCAGCAGCTGGTAGACACGTACAAGACTCCAGCACGTTGGGAGAAAGCGGTGTACCGTCTTCGTGATGCCGGGAAGCTGGAGAACGATCCTCGGGACATCGGAAAACTGATCAAGGAAGTCTGGCCTGATGTTGTAGCGGAATGTGAAGAAGAGATCAAGCAAAAACTCTGGAAGTATTTCTCAAAGCATCTTGGAAGAGCGGTAGTTGCTGGATTACCGGAGTGGTACAAGAAGAGACTCCTGGATCAGCAATTCAACGGACCAGAGTACCCGGATGGATCAGACGCAGAAGGATTTTCTGGAGGGGATCAACGTATGGAGGCTGGTCAACGGGCGAGGTACCACGAACTGAGAAGCATCGCAGAGAATGACGGACTTGAAGAGATGAGTCCAGAGGCAGTGTATGAGTATGAAAAACTGAAAAGGTTATTCGCATGAATAGAACGTGGGAGTACAGCTCTCCAGGACCAAATGGTGAGCATATCATCGAACGGATCACGGATAGGCAGATCATCAGGAGACACTTCATTCAGTGGTGTTTCCTGATGGGCAGATCCGGGAAGACTGGAATTTGGAAGAAAATATCCCTGGAGAACTGCATCCAGGATTTTGTGACGGTCTTTTGGGCACATGAGGTAACAGATGAACACCATCGTTAAAACCGTGTTTGGCTCACACATGTACGGATTGAATACACCGAAGTCAGACAAAGACTTCAAAGGCGTATTTATTCCTTCGATGAGGGATGTTCTCCTGAATCGTATTCCTGAGACAGTGAAGATCCACGCAGGCCCGGAGCACTCAAAAAACGGTCCTGAGGATCTTGACGAAGACATGTACTCTCTGCACTACTTCCTGCAGCTGGCCTGTGAAGGTCAGTCGGTCGCCATTGACATGCTGCATGGAAATATGGAGATAAGTAGTTCTCCCTACTGGGAATTCCTTAAGGAGCACCGGAACCTGTTTTATACGAAATCCATGAAGGCATTTGTCGGGTATGCTCGAAAACAGGCCGCAAAATACGGCATAAAGGGGTCAAGGTTGGAAACTGTCCGCCAGGTCCTAGCCTTACTGGTCGCCAAGGGGATTCGCCTATATGGTTCTTTAAAGACGAATTATGGGAGGATGAACATTGCCGTATTGATAAAGAACGGGATTTGTGGATCGTATGCGGAAAAGGCGTCACCATGACCGCCAAAGCCAGCGAGTATGTGTACACGTTTAAAAAGTACTACGAATCCTACGGAGACCGGGCACGATTGGCCGAGAAGAATGAAGGCGTCGATTGGAAAGCTGTCAGTCATGCGCTGAGAGCTGGGTATCAGACCAGACATATTTTCGCCGTAGGAGGATTCAGCTATCCACTCCCGGAAACCGACTTCCTCATGAAGGTGAAGCTTGGGGAGCTGAGCTACATCAATGTAGTGGCTCCAGCACTGGAAGACTTGATCGACGAGCTGGAAGGACTCAGCAGGCTCAGTCCACTTCCTGAGAAAGTTGATCGAAAATTTTGGGACGAATTTTTAATTTCAGTCTTACAAAAAGAGGAAAACTGGAAACTCTATGAAAAACTTAAACACACTTCCCGATAACGCGTTCAGGATCGACCATGCTTATGTCATTTGCGAAATTGGATGGGAATATAACGATGAGGACTACTACCGCACAGAAACAGAAGGTGGGAAACCAAGAGCGGTGTACACCAGCAAATCGATTGCTGAACAAGAATGCAAACGCATGAACAAAGAGGCTCAAGAGAAAAATGTCAGTAGTGGCCATCCCATGCATTCAAGCCATTGGAATGAAGACGCCAATGACTACGATCCAATCACGGAATTTTATGAAGTGGTTGAAGTGAAGCCTGAACAGAAAGGGTAACAACCGATGAAGCCATACGAACACGCGAAACTGAGTGTGAAGATTTTTAGAGCTGGCTCACCTGAGGATTACCTCCCTATCCATGACTTCCTGGACAGCAGCAAGGCCCACTTCCCGGACATGAGGCATCGAGCCATTCTGCATAGCTCATTCGGGATCTATCTAGCTGAGAGGGTGTTCGGGACCAACATCAGGGTTGAAAATCACGATCCAGATCCGAACGCCGACTTCTGGACACTGGTTTCCGTGAGAGACATTGCCGAGAAGCACATCCTACAAGACATGGGCACCATTCCAACAGTGCAAGACTATCTTCAAGGCATGCCGATGTATGATTGGCTGGGAGGACGCAAGAGAGAGAAGGTGACAATCACCTTCACACCAAAAACTGTTTTTGTGGATTAAGGAGAAAGTTTCGATGGGAAAAGAATTGTTCAAAGAATTTACTGACTTGAAAGACATGTACGAAAAAAAGATCCAGGAATTCGGGACGGAAGTCTTTGTAGATTTCTTCAAAGATTTCTTTGAGAAATTTCCGTACGTTGACAAAGTTCGATGGACACAGTATACTCCCTCATTCAACGACGGAAATCCTTGTGTCTTTCATGTGACTTCTGAGCATATAAAACTTACCTCTGAATTTGGCAAGGCTCATCCAGTGTTGTTTAATGAGGAAGACCCTGCAGCAGAGGAAGGCGATGATGGACAGTACCCGGAAGGTGCATTGTGGACCGATGGAGGTTTCTATGGCCACGACTCTAAGAAGGACCCTGAAGGGTTAAAGATGGTCAATGACGCGATGAAAGCGTTCCGCGAAGTCGTCTATTTGGAGGACGTTGTTCAGCAGGTATTTGGTGATGGATATACAATCACGGCTTCAAAAGAAGGCCTTGAATCAGAAGAGTGTTATCACGACTAAGGAGAAAGATTTCATGGATTTCTTTACAGCAGACTTGCATTTCGGACATAAGAACATTCTCTCGTTCTGCAACCGTCCATGGAATACGGTCGATGAAATGAATGAGGGACTTATTCTCTTGTTCAATGGAGTGGTGACGCCAGATGATACGACATACTTCCTAGGCGACATCTCGTTTGCCTCTAAGACCAAAACACTGGAGTATGTCAGCAGGCTCCATGGTCGCAAGGTCCTGGTGATTGGAAACCACGATACGAACAAGTCCGTTGAGTGGTGGGGACAACTGTTTGATGAGGTTCACGACCCACGTCACGGTAAGGTGATTCCTTACAACGCCGATTTTGTGATGACCCATCTTCCCTGGAGGGAGTCGCTATATGAGTACGATCACCGGGAATACCTGGTGTGCCATGCCTGCCCACGACGTGACGATGTTCGGTTGCTGCATGGACATGTTCACGAGACCTGGGTACAACGGGCGAATCAGATCAATGTTGGTTGCGATGTATGGGGATATCAACCAGTATCAGTAGAAGTTCTTAGGCAAATGCCTCTATTGCAGGACTATCCACAACGTGTTATAATGTAAGATTGCGAGGAATGAGCGATGACGATACCAAGTGTTGAAAGTTTTGAAGCCTTGAAAAACGATGTCGAAAATGCCCTACTGTCACTTTACACAGCAGGGATGACACCTCAACTCGCCGAGGTTGGAGACATTAAGTATACGGTCAGTCTATCCGGCGATGCCGCATGGTTGATCTATCTAGAGGGGATTCCTGCCCCCTGTCAGCCTCAGGTTCAGTTAATTAGTGTTCACTTGCAAAGCCAAGGGTACGATATCGACGCGATTGAAATTTTTACCTTCGACAAGTGAAAGGAAAGAACGGCAGATGTCAATTTTCAAACTGGTCGAGAAAAAGCCGGATCAAAAACTCCTTGTGCATCGTCACATCGAATTGCCCGGCACACTCATTGCGAGAAGGCTCATCGACCACAGCGAAGGACAACCAATACAAAGGCCAAGGCAGATTGTCCACTATATGACATGGAATTTTAATAGTAAACGAAATCAGTGGGAAGCGTACTGCGAATGCAAAGATACCATCTTTTGCGCTGTTGCAACCCCTGAAGATGAGCCATTTAGAAAGGGTCGAACGTGGTAATTTTAATGGGTCGAATTCTCGAAGAAACCGAAGAGAAAGTTTTGATCGAACCCTACGGAACATACGAAGATTGGTATGATTCCCCTGATGAAGACATGCGAAAATGGGTGAAGAAATCCTACATTGAAACCATCAATGATGAGTACGTTGAAGACTTTTCTTCCTTTGTGAATACGGAGGAAGTGCTAGAAATTGCGCTGCCACAATCACAAGCAAGGAGAATGTTATGAGGCACACGTACGTTGGAGTCGAATTTACACACGATGAGCGTCATCCAAAAGCACAAGTCCTGGTCTCCACACGAGCCGGGAAGATTAAGAAGTGGACCGAATCGATGCGCCCGACTGTCATCGGCGGGTTACTTCGTGAACGGGTTGGCTTGAGGCTTCCGATTGGATTTAGGTTCCAAAAGGACATGATCAAGGAAACCATGTCGAAGCACAAATCATACAGCTGGACCGATGCAAAATTCTTCCTGGCAAAAACCTTCGCAATAGGTATTTATCGGCCTTATGAAGAACAACCAAAGCCAGTCCCAACGAAAGTTGAAGAAGCGCCAGTACCGGCAGAAAATTAAAAACTATGTGATTGATATCAAATCCTCGCAACCCTGTCAGGATTGTGGGGTGAGGTATCCGTTTTATGTGATGCAGTTTGATCATGTCCGGGGAATGAAAGAATTTGACCTCTGGAGAGCCGGAGACAGTGTTTGCAGCATGGATCGAATTAACCGAGAGATTGCCAAATGTGAACTCGTGTGTGCAAACTGCCATGCGAAACGAACATACAGGAGGAATTTAATCAACAATGATGAGTTGCAAAACTGCTCAGCTGGAGCACCAGAAGACCGGGACGCCTCTCTTAGTTGAGTCCCCTGTGTTCGGGTTATTCGATGACATGGGTACAGGTAAGAGCAAAACTTTGATCGATGCGATTTGTATCCTGGCCTTGGAAGGAAAGATCAACGCTGCCGTGATTGTGTGTCCGAACACGGTGAAATCAAACTGGACCGATCCAGATCCCTTAAAAGGGGAAATTGCGAAACACGGTTGGGACTGCATCGATCACAGCGTGTATGAACTTTCTGCTGGTCAGAAGTTGTTCCCACTTGACAAACTCGGCAAAGGCCAATTACAATGGGTAGTGGTCAATTATGACATTGTGTGGAGAACGAAAACCGAACTCTGGCTCAGAAATTTCCTCAAGCTGTTTAAAGCAGCTATGGCACTTGACGAAGCCCACTGGATTAAAAATCCGGGGAGTAATCGAACCAGAGGGTGTATCCGACTTGGGGAGTTTGCGAAGCGTCGGTATATTATGTCAGGAACCCCGGTCACGAAATGTCCCTTGGATATCTACGCTCAATACCGGTTCCTGGATTGGGAGATTCTTGGGTATAGGAATTTCACGTCCTACAAACAAGACATTGTCGTGTTTGATCCGTATGGATATAAGGTTAACGGAAAACCGGTTGATGTAAAGGAGTACAAGAACATCGATAAGATCCTGCAGCGTATTTCGCCGTTCTATCGAAGAGTCGAAAAGAAAACCTGTATGGATCTTCCTCCGAAGGTCTACACCAGGCGCGAGGTTCCGATGAATGAGGATCAGCAGAAGCTGTACAAGCAGATGAAGGAAAAATTGGTCGCCGAATTTGGTGGTCAAAAGATCACAGCTTCTATCGCACTGACGGTTCAGCTCAGACTTTCACAAATCTCAGCCGGGTTTATCCGGTCGAAGGACGAAGACGGAAACGATGTGATTACCACATTGAAATCTCCGAAGGTCCAGGAAGCCGTTGAGTTGGTCAGCATGCATGAAGGGTCGACAATTATTTTCTTTCAGCAGCATGCAGAGTGCCACATGCTGATTGAAGGGTTCAACAAAGCGGAGATTCCATACTACGAATTACATGGTGAAGTTCCTATTAAATTACGAAAGGGCATCATTGACGGGTTTCAGGCCGGAGAGCGAAAGGTTGTGCTCTGTCAGCAGTTGACAGGCGGTATCGGAATCAATCTCACAGCGGCTGACCTCGTGGTGTTCTTCAGCAATGCCGATGGATGGGATTACCGAGCACAGGCTGAGGATCGAGCACACAGAATGGGGCAGTACAAATCTGTGACATACGTCGACCTCTTGTCGACCAACAAAGGTATTCGCACAGTGGATCACAAAATTTTAGACAATGTGTACAAGAAAGAATCATTGGCTCAGCTGTTGATTAAAACACAACCTGACCTTGAAGCATTCTTGGCGACACTGTAGAAAGGCACGCCATGGGAAAATGGTCGCATCTACGAGGAAAATACCCAGCTCGGGAATTTGCCTTGCACGATAAAGTCTCAGAGTATGAACTCAAGACGACCGACGAATTGGAGACGATGGTCTCGGAGTTTGATCAGAAACGGAAGACCTTGGAAGCGGCGAAGAAAGATAACCAGATCAATCTTGACGCGTCTACAGCGGTACTTCTGAAGCGATGGGAAGCCAACGGGAACACGCAGCAAATCAAGCGAGATTCAGTAGGGACCTTATCCCGGATCGATGACATTTATACGACGATCAAAGACCTGGAGGAATTTAAAGCCTGGGCCTTAGAGAATGGCGTCATCGACATGGTGAAGGAAGCCGTCAATAATAAATCATTGACGACACTCATCAAAGACCTTCTGACAGAGGGTGCTGCCTTACCAGAGAGCGTAGAAATTTTCACGAAGTCCCGGATACGGGCGAGTCAATCAACCACCAAGGAGGAATCTGATGAGTAAAGAATTAACCGTGCTGAACACTGATGAGACGGAATTGATGGTCCTTGACGAAGGGGAAGAAGGCGGAACCGGACTTGAGAACATGACCGCTGAAGATAACATCGTTCCTCGCTTGCAGATCGCGGCAGGGACCAGTAAACAGGTCATGAAGGGCCACGACAAGTACATCAAGGGTCTCAGCCAAGGGGACATTTTCAACACAGTTACCGGGAAGATCTATGGTGAATCGGTGAAGGTGGTTCCGGTCTGGTATTCGAAAAACCGGATCTTGTTCGACAAGGAATTTAAAATTGAATGCTCATCCCCGGATGGAATCTCAGGCGGGACGATTTCCCCTGACTCCTGCGAATCCTGTGAATTCTCGAAGTGGGGAACCGGGAAAAATGACAAAGGTTTTGCGTGTACAGAATTTCGCAATTTCGCCGTTCTCGTCTTTGATGAAAATGGTGTGCCGGAATTGGCTTCAGTGTCCATGAAGTCCACGTCCACAGGGACTGCGAAAAAATGGCTCAACATGATTGAAGCCCGGAAGGTGAAAACTGCCAAGGGCGATATCGTACAGATGCCGATGGAATACGGGTACTACACGTTGAACGCGTCAGCCAAAGAAGGCGATGCCGGAGCGTTCTATGCCTGGGGTGTCAACAATGCGGGATCGATTCCCAGCAAGACCGAAGAAGACAAAAAGCTTCGGGCGTTTACCCGGAAGACACACAAGTCATTCAAAGATGCCGAAGTGAAAATCACTGGAACTGCGGAGGTTGCCGATGCCTAATCTTGAAAGAGTCGATCAAAAGACTCTGGAGAGATTTCGTGAGCTGTTTCACGGACGTACCGACTGGTACGGATGCCGGGACTTCAAGACCAATTCACAGTGGGTCGAAGGTGCGAGGGGACCAGATGGAAAATTCTTGAAGGATGAGGGAGGAAGCAATCTTCCCCCTCTCCCATTGACGGATGACCATTTCCACGCACACTTTAACAAAGTGCTTGGCCTGGGCCTCATCCCGATTCAAGCATCAGGAAATGTCAATTTCGCAGCTATCGATATTGACCAAAAGGGAATTGATCATCTTGCTCTTGTCAAGAAGATTAAAAATCTCGGACTTCCTCTGCATGTGTTCGTGTCTCGATCTGGAGACGCTCATGCATTCCTGTTTATCAGTGGGCAGGGCAAACCTGCCGGACCTGTGATGAAGCGTATGACTGATTGGTCAGTGGCGCTTGGTTATGCCGGTCACGAAATCTTTCCAAAGCAGAAAGATATTGATCAACCCGGATCTGTCGGGAATTTTATTAACCTTCCATTTTTCAATACGTTCGCAAAAGGTGTTTCCCCTGATGATCATAAAGGACAACATGTCACACCGGACGGTCGATTCGTCGGGATTCAAGAGTTTGTCAGTACGGTTGAACAGTGGGATGAAAAAACACCGCTTCCCATTGCCTTGCGAACCGTGGGATTTGAGCAAGGTCCGCCTTGTCTTGAAACCCTGCAGCAGCAGGGGATACCTCCAGGACATCGCAACCTCGGTATGTATAATGTTGGCGTCTACTTTAAAAAAGCAGAACCTGATACTTGGAAAGATCTTCTGCAGGCGTACAATCTAAAATACCTGGATCAGCCATTATCTGCAAAGGAACTGGACACGATCAGCAAGTCAGTAGGTAGGAAGGATTATCAGTACAAGTGTAAGGATGATCCAATTAAAAGTGTGTGCGAAGCCGAACTCTGTAAGACCAGGCTTTACGGGATCAAAACTGCAGAAGAGCGGTTGAGGGATAAAGCCGCAAGGATTGAGATCCCCATCGATGGATTGATTAAATATCTGACGGACCCGGTAACATGGGGCTTAAAAGTCGCACACCGGATTATCAACGTCAATTCCGCAGAACTCTTGTGCTATGCACAGTTGAGGAAGTATCTCTTGGAGCACTTGATGATGGTTCCACCAAATATCAAACCGGATATTTGGGAGATCAAATTGAAAAGTCTTATCGATAACGCTGAGGTAGTTGAGGTCTCAGAAGACTCCGGGGATCTGCAGTTGATGACTGAGATGATCGCAGAGTTTGTGAATAACGGATCGGCGAATGAACGCATGCTTGATTCACAGTGTGCGTATCTGAAGTGGGATGAAGAAGAGAAAGGCAGTGTGGCCTACATTACCACGAAATCAATTCGCGAATACCTCATGGGGATGAAAATCAATAATATCCCTGTGGCCCGGTTAGCTCTCTTACTGAAACAGAGTGGTTGGGAGAGTAAGATTGGGCGATTCGGCGGCGTGGTGAAACGGGCGTGGTTTAAATTTTATCCAGGTCTTCAACCAAAGTTCACTGACGAACCCACAGGAGAAACAGTCGATGAAGCTCTCAGTCGGACAGTTGTTGAACATGTATATGATGAGGGCAAGGATATCTCAGAGTAATCTCGCAAAGACAGTTGGATGTTCTCGATTCATGGTGAATCTGATTATTCACGACCATCGTAGACCCTCTGAGCCTCTCGCTCAGAGGATTGCGAAGACGGTCATAGAAGATCCTATCGAGCAAGAGGGGCTTGCGTTCCTCTTGCTTGGTCACCATCGGAAAATTCACAAGCTATTGAGAGACTACCCCAATGCGTTTAAAGATTTTAGGTCCACCGGGAACGGGGAAGACGACGACGGTCTTGTCATATATTAAGCAATTTCAGGATGATGAGACGATCAAGAAAATTATCTTTTGTTCCTTTACCGTTGCAGCAAAGGACGATGCGAAGCGGAGATGTAAGTCTCATGTGAGAACGACATTCGCCACGATTCACGGTGAGTTATTTGAGTACATGGAATATGCAAGACGGTATATGGTGAACACACTTCGCCATTTTGCGAAGTCAATCGGCCAACACTGCAACATGATGCAGGATCAACATATCATGTCGGCGAAAACTCCGCTGGAACTTTCGATAGCTTATTATCAAGTCTCACGGAGCCGGATGGTGAGACCAGGGATTCTTCCACTGCCTCCGGGATTGTCATTACAGACAATCGAAGCGTATATACAAGAGTTTGAGCATTATAAGTTCCGTGAGAGCCTTTTGGACTATAACGACGTACTGGTGAATTATTTAAAAAAGGGAGATGCACTTGACTATGATGCGGCATTGGTGGACGAAGCACAAGACCTCTCTCGCCTTCAGTGGGCTTGCGTGGATAAAATGTTTGGATCAGCGAGGTACTATTATACCGTGGGTGACGATGACCAGTGTATATACAGCTTCGCTGGCACAGACGCTGAAGACTTTATTAACTGGAAAACGCAAGAGACGGTGGTATTGAATTATTCTCATCGTCTCGGGAAAGACGTGTTGGATTATTCTAAAACGGTCTTGAAGAGGATTAAGACCAGGATGGAAAAAGAGTATCAACCTCGTTCCGGGGAGAGCCGAGTCAAGTTGACGAATGATTTCGACCCGGTCCTCGACACGATGTCTCATGATACCTGTGTGATTTTGCACAGAAATGGCTACCTAGCCAATCGGATCAAAGCCGCACTGGATGAGCGGGGTGTCACGTACGGAGGCAAAGGGTCGCCATTCTATTTGAAATCTCCCCTCAAGGCGATCAGGCTATGGGAAGAGTGGAGATCCGGGGAAACTGTGTTCGGGAATGCCATGAAAGTGATCATGCAGTACATCCCGGATACGATTGACCTTGATAAGACGAAATACCTGGAGACAGGCAGAAGGGCGAAGGCGATGCCATGCCCATTCCCTACTGTCCCCTGGCAAAACATTCTGGAGGTCCCGTTCAAGACGGTCTACATGAATGTACAAGATAAGCATGGACTCCCATACCTGCTGGCTGAGCCAACGGTGATCGTAACGACGATTCATCAATCGAAAGGTGGAGAGTGGGATAAAGTCATTCTCATGACGGACATGTCAGCAGCCACGTATAAGCAGTTTACGCAAGGCACGGAGAAGCATCGAGACGAAGAACATCGTGTGTGGTATGTCGCAACCACACGAGCGAGGCATGAGTTGCAGATTGTGCGACCGCAGACCACGAAGTATTACCCAATGGAGGAACTCTCATGAAAGTATTTCTCAGTCCAACCCTGATGGATACAGCACGGCAATGTCCACGCTGCGCTTATGATCAGATGGTCATGAAGTTGAAAAGACCACGAGGTCCTTATCCAACCTTGCCGAATGGGATGGATGAAATTCTGAAGCAGTATGCCGACAGATTTCGGGGAACACTTCCCCCTGAACTAAGTCATTTGGAAGGTCGACGATTTGTTGAGGATCAAACCTTGATCAATACGTATCGACAATGGAATGGTCTCCGATGTACGCATGATGTGTTAGTGGATCGACCCACAAAAAATCTTCCCTCTCGGAAGATTTCACACAGCTTGATTGTGACTGGCGGGATCGATGACCTCTTGTATGATGACTGTGATCAGGTTGAGATTTTGGATTTTAAAACGAAGAAGGATGAACCCGCTGCGGATTATGGAGAAAAGTATTACCAGCATACGTTGGATACGTATGCGTACATGCTGCAGCAGCAGGGGATGAAAGTCTCGAAGACGGCACGTCTCTGGTATTGGTGGCCGAAAGGTGTAGACGAAAACGGGAAAATGGAATTCGGGAATAAAATCCTGACCATGACCGTCAACCCGGAAGCCACGATTGAAAGGCTGAACACGATTGCCAACATGCTTCCTGCTGTCAGTATGGAAGCCATGCAGTATCGACCCAAGCCGAGCGTGGATTGTGAATTTTGTACCTACATTCAAACACAGAAGGATCATGAAGAACATGAATAATGTCGTCAGCGGGATTGAACTAGGTCGGACATATGAGGATGTGGTGACCGGGTTTTGTGGAGTCGCAACCGGAGTGGTGCAGTATTTGACAGGGTGTCATCAAGTGCTCCTGGTTGGCCGTGTCGTTGCCGGAGCGAAAGAGGCTCCGACGTATTGGCTCGATGTTGATCGGGCACAATTACAGGGAGAAGTCCCTACCGTGATGCTTGCAGCACGGACACATCCAGGTTTCGATGTTGAACCTCCAGTGAGATAAGGAGAAGATAATGGGGAAACGCAAAGCGAGAAAACAAAAGATGGTAGAGCAGTTGGACAATCCCCCATTTTGTCCAGCCTCTCCAGCGATGCGGAGATACTTGAAGAGGCAGAACAGTAAGGCCCGTAGGCGCGATTGGAAGATGAATGGAGAAGACGCACTGAAGAAAAACCGTTACAGAGGATGGGAGTCCTAATGGCACAATCTCAATATCCAGAATACAAAATTATGGTGGCAGGTTCCTTAGGCGAACTGGTTGCGTTGGTCAACCTCAAACTCTTGGATGGATGGAACCCGCAAGGTGGTGTCAGTGTTTGTACAGACCCATCAGGTGGATTAGTGTGGACTCAAGCCGTTTCTGCACACTGTAAATAAAAGGGGGCACGATGATATCACTAAATACCGGGTACGATGTTGGAGCAGAGTTGTCGGCAGCACGAGCGATCCATCTTGGCAACCATCAGCAGCTGGCCGCACTTGTTGAGGAAGTTGGAGAACTGGCTCAGGCGTTGATTGATCATGACCGCGATAAGCAGACGGCTTCACAAGTGTACGCTGAAGCGATCCAAGTAGCAGCCATGGCAATACGAATTGCCGAAGAAGGCAGCGGGGAATTTACATACAAGTATACACACAAATGCACTGAGGATTTTCAAGCGAAGGTACGATAATGGATAATACACAATGGCGGCTACCAAAGATGAAAGACCTGTCTCGATACAAAGAGATCACGGTTGACACGGAGACCAGCGGTCTTGACATATGGGAGGGTCACCGAACGGTCGGTGTGGCTCTCGGACTCGTCAAAGACGATGGACACGTAGACTGTCATTATTATCCGTATGGGCATGATGGCGGGGCACAGTATACACGAGGGGACGTGGTTTCCTGGTTGAATACCGAACTTCGAGACAAGACCATTATTACCCATAACGGGACGTTCGACACACTGATGCTCTTGCAGGATGGAGTAGATCTGAGAGCGTACGGAAACATTCTGGAAGACACAATGTTCTCCGGGATCTTGGTCAACCCTGAATCCATCTACAGCTTAGATTTCATGTATGGGCATTATGTCGATGCTGGCGTCCAGAAGATCAAACTACCATTCGATAAAAGCGAATTGGAGTTTGTCCCTTCACATATGGTTGGTGAGTACGCAGAGCAAGACGTACGCATGACGGCTCATCTCAACACAGCGATGAGACTGCAGCGTGAGAAGAAAAATTTAAATGAGATTTACCGATTGGAGTGCGACTGTATCTCGCCTACAGTTGAGATGCAGAATAACGGGCTGATCATCGACACGCTGAAGCTTGAAAAATGGATTAAAGAGGTTGATGTCAAAGTCAAGAAGCTAGAGAAAAAGTTCGGAGCCATTAACCCGAACTCCGGGAAGCAGTTGAAAGTTGAGTTTGATCGTCTCGGAATTCACCATCCATGGAACTTTAAATGTGAGAAGTGTTCTGAGAAACAGAATCGTGTAATTGCGTGGGAAGGGTTCGCTCCACAATCCTGTCCCTACTGTCACCAAGAGGTTCAACCAGGCTCTCCGCATTTCGGAAAAGAACTGATGAAGCGGATTGATCATCCGTTTCCGAAGTCAGTCACAACGCTGAAAGCGATGTCACGGTTGAGGGATGCGTTCTTGATTCCCTGGTCGAAGCAGATAAAAAGGGGACGTATTTTACCGTTCGAGCTGAACCAACTCAGGGATAGGGCGTTCGATGGAGCCACGAAAGGAACCGTCACTGGACGATTCAGCGCCAGTATGCGAGAAGGCGGGGCACAGCCTCAGCAGATTTGGAAGGTTGGAAATCAAATTGAAGAACTCGGCGATGAATACATCTTACGAGAGCTGTTCATTCCGAGCAACCCGAACAGTGATTTCCTAGCGGTCGATGCGTCACAAGAGGAATTCCGGTTACTGGCGCACTACGCGAAGACAGACCGGATTGCGGACGCGTATAATAAAGATGCGTTCACCGACTACCATACTGTCGTTGCGGAAGATATTCTCAAAGGGAAAATGCCTCGGAGAAAAGCGAAGAATATTAACTTCGGGAAAATGTATGGGATGGGTCGAGCGTTATTCTCACGGAAGTTCGATGTCTCATTGGCCGAAGCGAATGAGATGTACGACGTGTTCGAGAAAGAGTTTCCAGAACTAAAGCAGACCAGCCAGTTCTATGAGTCGAGGGCGAAGATCTTCGGCGAAATTCGAACGCTACGGGGTCGCCTCTTTGAATTCAGTAGGGGCAGTAAGACGCATATCGCCTTATCTCGATTGATCCAAGGATCGGCAGGGGACTTGATGAAGGAAGCCATGATCAAGATGTACCGAGCTGGACTCATGGACAAGTTGAGACTGACGGTTCACGATGAGCTGGTCGGTGATGGGCATCGAGAAAAAGGGAAAGAGATTGTGGAATTGCTGAACGATGTACACGGACTCCGTGTACCAATCCGGTGGGAACTCCAATGTGGAAAAACCTGGGCCATGACCGATCCGTCGACCGTGACGATTCGGTAGAAAGGAATCACACTTATGTTCGCAGCACTATTACTGATATGTCTGGTTTCTCCAATCAATGACTATATTGGAGACAATTGTATTCCAGGTGCGGCGGTTGTGAAGTTTGAGCTAGAGTCACAATGTGATTTCTATCTCAAGCAGGAATATGATTACCTCAAGACGAAGGAAGCCCAAGACGCAATCAAACTGCAGCTGCCATTGTATAACGAAAACCGGTGGAAGGTTCGAGCGGTCTGTACGAAGATCGTCATCGATGACTACTTACCGGAGGTTGCATTATGAAGACGTATTTGACAAATTTTATCTCATGGGGTATACTGATAGGACTCTCAGCCGCGTCATTATTTGTGGGAGCCTTCGCCTTTCGCATCCTGTGGGAGGCCTTAAAATTCGGGTGGACATTGGGAAACCTGATCTAGGAGAATGATATTATGGGAACGATGTATGTTGCACACATTCTATTTTGCTCACTTGTTGGTCAATGCGAGATCTATCACGATAAGCAGGGTCCATCAGTGTCGTATGAACAGTGCCAAGTCAAATTGGATGAGATGAATAGACGTGTGAAAGAGAATCCAGCTCCGGTAGAGGCAAAGATTGGGAAGTACGATGTGAACAAGGTTCACCGAGGATTTTGTATCGATATGAACAATTCTTTCCATAAAAATTGGGAGGTCTACTACAACCTATGATACTCGGACACCAAGAATTAAAGAATAGGGTTGATCAATTCTTTCCTGGGATTCATCCCGAGAAAATAGGAGCAGCGTCGGTCGATGTCCGTGTTGGATTGAAGGCTCTGGATGAGGAAGGCCTTGAGATCCGCCTATACGAGTATACGAAAGACAACCCATACTTCATGCACTCCGGGGAATTTCTCTTGATCGAAATGCTGGAGGAAACCAGACTGCCACAAGATGTCTCCTGCATGTTTCTTCTGAAGTCTACGTCAGCACGAATGGGGTTTCAGCATGCCTTCGCCGGATGGGTTGATCCAGGATGGCATGGGATCTTAACGATGGAAGTGACCAATTCTCGGCAGATGCGTTCACTGCCTCTTTATAATGGGATGCCAATAGGGCAGCTGATATTCATGGAAACCGCTGGAGGCGGTCTCTATCATGGAAGATATCAAGATGATTTAAGTGTCTCAGGACCGAAAACGGAGGTAGAATACGATGCAGGGACCTAGACCATTTCTCGTGAGGATGTTTAATGAAGGGAACCCCTTCTACCATGTGCTAGAATTGGTTATGTGGGCAACCGGGTTTGGTATGGCTAATCGTTATACCAGACAGTTGTTCAACCGGAGGGACTTTTGCCCACTGCAAAAGACACAATTCTTGATGGTCACAGAGGCAACCGCTGAGGATCAGGAACGATGTCAAGAGAAAACATTTTATGGAACACGAAAGGCCGGATATGACAAATTGGCGGAGAGTCCTCGACCATGGGTACGTACAGCTCGTTGACCATATGGGTAGTGATTTGTCCATTGTGAGATCCGCCAGGGTGTCACACGATGCTGTCTGGAGAACCGGGGAAGACGCCGGGAAGGATGAGAAGCTTCTCCGGTACCTGTTGAAGAACAGACACAACACTCCGCTGGAGTCTGTGGTGTTCACATTTGAAGTCAAGGCACCGATTTTTGTGTTCAGGCAATGGCACCGGCACCGGACACAATCATACAACGAGGTCTCAGCACGGTACACGGAGTTACCTGATGAAATGTACATCCCTGAGATTGAGATGATTGGAAAGCAGTGTACGTGGAATAAGCAAGTCAGAACGATAGGGGAGTTATCACAGGATGACCGATACCACCTGGAGAGAAGCTTGGCCGTGTACGAAGCCAGTATTCGTAATTCGTATGATGCCTACAAGCGGCTGATCGGGACGTTCGGATGGCCTCGGGAGTTGGCGAGAATGGTTCTTCCGTTCGCGATTTACTCCAAGATGTTTACGACGTTGAACCTCCACAACCTGTTTCACTTCTTGGGCCTGAGGCTTCATCCTCATGCTCAATATGAGATCCGTGTTTACGCAGAGGCAATACTTGGATTGATCAGGCCGATTGTTCCTATCGCTATATCTGGTTGGTTGGACAGTCAGCAGTCGTGGAAAGATTATGAGTCGATGCTCAGCATACTGCCATCAGTGAGAGAACTTCTTTCGTCAGATATCTCTGACGACGAAGCTGTTGAAAAACTCTTAAGGCAAAGGCAAAGGAGAGCATCATGACTTTGACTGAATTGATTCGAACACCAATCTATCAAGGTAACCGGCAGACCGGTCGAACGACGAAGATGCTGCTACGAGCCATCGTCAGGATGCAGGATCTTCATAATGTCAGTGTGATCCTTCATGACAGCTGTCAATTTAGTTATACGATGCATTTGATTAAGTCTCTCCGGCACGATGCCAAGACATTCGCCGGAACACGAGACATTGAAATCGATGGGCGAATGATGAGGCTCATTTCGTACAAAGCCTATGACGACCGGATTGTGCTTCATCATCCTATCGCATTGATGGCCGGGGTCGCATCAGAGAATATTTTTGTTGACCATTATGTATGGGAGAGACAACACGGATGATCGAATTACTATTCATTGCACTACTCCTGAATCCTGTGATCGAGAATGTAAAGACAACCGGGTATTGTGCTCATCCTCCTTGTGTAGATAAGAAATGGGCTGACGGTCGAACCGCGTCAAACACGATTGCGAGACGTGGAGTCTGTGCGGCCAATTGGAAAGTGTTTCCAAAAGGTGCTGTGCTCCATATTCCAGGGTATGGAAATTGTCGAGTCGAGGATACCGGGAACCCGGCCTTCGTCAATGGGGTGCATTTGGATTTGTACTTCGAAGATATTGAGGATGCAAGAGAGTGGGGTGTGAAACAGAAGTCAGTGATTGTGATTGAATGGCCTCGGCCAACATCTTAACAAAGGGGGATCTATGAGACCGTTTCATTTAGGAGATCATGCGTTTATCAATTTGGAAAACATCGCGTCTTGGGATTTTACGAAGACGGAAATCTCAACGGAGTTAAGTCGTGGCGATATTTTCGATATTCGCTTGGTGATCTATACGACTGACACAAACGAATTCACGATTGACGAACCAGAGATGATCATGCAGTTCTTGCATGCCTTGGGTGGACGTGATGGGAGTCTGGTGTATGGCGGTGAGAATTCCATTGAGTATTATGTGAGAAAGTCGAACGACTATTACATCGCCAAACGGAAAAACGAAGCTGAAGCAGAAAGGGAATAAGTGCATGATTCTGAATTCCGCGTTTCTTGAATCGTATAAGCAGAGGACTCCAGATTGGGGTCCTCTCGGTCTCGTGACGTTCCTCATTTTCTATTCACGGATGAAGGACAACGGGTATAAAGAAGATTGGGTTGATACTTGTGCGAGAGTCGTGCAAGGTGTGTACGATATTCAAAAGTGGCACTGTGAAACGAACGACCGGCCATTCAATAATGATAAGGCTGTCCGTGACGCTCATTCGATGTTTGATTTGATTTATAACTTTAAGTTTACCCCTCCAGGGAGAGGTTTGTGGGCCATGGGAACCAAAGCCATGTGGACGCATGGCGGGGGAGTCTTGAACAATTGCGGATTCTTCAGTACGAAGAGTCTCACCACGAAGCCATTCAAGATGGTGATGCATTTCAGTATGCTTGGCGTCGGGTGCGGGTTTGATACATTGGGAGCCGGATCGAGAGTGATTCAACGTCCTGGGAATGGTGAAATTTCTCACAAGATCGCCGACAGTCGAGAGGGGTGGGTCGACAGCATGGATGCCTTACTGTCCTCGTACTTCTACGGCACACCAAGACCGGTGTTCGATTATAGCGGGGTGCGAACGAAAGGCGCGGTCCTGAAAACATTTGGTGGAGTGGCTTCTGGCCCGGAACCTCTCTTGAGGCTTCATGAGTACATTACGAAATGCTGTGAGGTCTATATTGGCAGGAGAGTAGACTCCACATTCATTGTCGATATCATGAACTTCATTGGAAAGTGTACGGAGTCCGGGAATATCCGTCGTAGCGCAGAAATCGCGATTGGAGAATATGGAGACAAAGATTTTTATGCCCTAAAGTTTGATAAGTCCCTGGTCGAAAGCCATCGGTATATGTCCAATAACACGGTCAAGTGTCTACCTGGATGCAGCTATGGGGAGATCGCTGAACTGATCGCACTCAACGGAGAACCGAGCGTGTTCTGGTTGACAAACGCTCAGCGGTATGGGAGAATGAACGGGATCATGGATGCGCTGGACATGAACGCGGAAGGCGCGAACCCTTGTGTCGAGCAAACCTTGTGGGATAAGGAACTGTGCAACCTGGTTGAAACCTATATGGCCCGTCATGGCAATCTGCATGACTACATGCGGACCCTGAAGAAAGCCTACTTGTATTCGAAGACGGTCACACTGATGAAGACCGGGTTTGGAGAGACCGATGAGATTATCGAGAACAATCGAAGAATTGGCTGTAGTCAATCTGGTATTATCAGATCGTTCAACAAATTCGGTCGTGCGAGGGTTCTTGACTGGTCTGACAAGTGTTACGACTTTCTTACTGGTCTGGACGCCGATTACAGTTGCTGGTTTGGTGTTCATCGGTCCATTAAGCGTACTTCTATCAAACCCTCGGGGACAGTGCCTTTACTACCTGGTGAAACTGGCGCTCTCAATTATCCGATAGCGGAATTCTATTACCGCACCATTCGGATCGCAGCCAACAACCCAATCTTGGATGCATTGGCGGCTGCAGGGTATCGGATCGAACCGAATGCCTACGGAGGCAACGAGACCATGGTAGCCTACTTCCCGGTCCACGAACAGAACTTCGTGAAGGGAGAAGCCGATGTCAGTATGTGGGAGCAAATGGAGAACGCAGCAGCGATGCAGCGGTATTGGGCTGACAATCAAGTGAGCACCACGATTAAGTTTGACAAGAAAGAAGCGAAGGACATTCCGATTGCCTTGGAGATGTATGAGAACCGACTGAAAGCGGTCAGCTTCCTTCCGAAGACTGACGGGTTTTACAAGCAGGCTCCCTACCAGGCGGTGACGGAAGATCAGTATGCGAAGTATGCTGGCAGCTTGAGACCGATTGATTTTAACCAAGCCGGAGCCGATGCATTGGCTCCGAGCGGGTGTGATGGAGAAACCTGTGAACTATAAGGTCGTACTGATCACTGAAGAGCAGCAGAAGTTCAACATGGACTTCGAGCTGGACCTGTTACCTGACCGTCTCCAATGTGACGTGCTGGCTGATCCGGGTATTATTTGTACCCGGATCTTCCTCCGCACACCGACGGTCGAAGACAATCGTATCGTGTATCGTGAGGAGGATTTTCAATGATATCGAAAAAGGAAGAATTGGAGTTTGGCCCGGATCGAACACCGAAGCCGAAGGGACCATGCATATTTAACCCAAGTGTCCCTGCAGATCCACAGATGGGTCGGAGGCCTCACACGATTCTGCAGCTGAGGAACGACACGGACAACACGCCACTGGAGCAAGCGATTGAATCCTTACTCCTGTGGGTGAGTGATGAGACGGTGACGCGAAACGTCATGAACACGTTACTGAGATTGGAACGGGAGAAACGCCACGAATGATTATTCTCATGGAAAAAGACCAGACGGTGCGATTGGTGCAAGGGGAATCTGATACTCCGTTTCTACAGATCCCGGTGGCAACCTTTCCAGAAGTCCGATTCCACAGTGAAGTGGAAGGGGCAGACTTTAGGAAAGCTGCGTTAGATTTTATCGGTGTGCATTTGAAAGTGAAGCAGTATAAGAACATTGGGATCATCGACGGGAAAACTGTCTACAAGGAGATGTAAGACATGCAGCAGAATGTTGACCTCATTGCCCACTGTGTGAAAGCTAGAGGGCCAAACCAGATCCATTATGCGAACCTGACTGCAGCGTTCAAGCGGGTGGTTGGACATGTCCACCCTCAGTTTATTGAGTGGATGGTGAGAGAGATTCAGTCTGATCAGATCGGACATTATCCGTTCTACGGATTGATCCCTCATATTTATTTTCGTCCATACCGATGCATGGGTGACTTCGAATTGCTGGCCAAGTTTTATGATGCCTATGATAAGTATCATCTTGGTCTTCGGTCGAAGTATGATTTGACCGCGTCAGATTGGGATGCCTACGTGTTAAGCCTTCCATGCTCACAATCCCTGTTTAACCGGGAAGCGTACCTGTTGAAGAGGATTGGACAATGCATTGAGAAGACCGGAGCCTTATCGGTGTTGGATATTGCTTGTGGCAATGGTCGATTGATGAAGAAACTCCTGGAGAAGTACCCTCACATCCAAGTTGTGGGGATTGACTCTGAACCGATGGCGATTGAGGAAGCGAAGAAAAATACCGGGCGTCGAGAATATTATGAAGTCGTGAACGCCTTGAAAGACCTCCCGGATTGCGATGCAGATATTGTGGTGAGCGCCGGGTTGTTCGACTACCTCCCTGAGGTTCTCGGGACACGGCTGCTGCAGCGGGTACAGAGGCATTACGATCCAGACATGATCATCGTTGGGAATCTCACGAACCATGATTCGGAGCCGCTGATGGAGCTGCTCGGATGGGATCTTCATTACCGGAATAGGATAGAGTTATCCAATCTGGTGATCAATGGAATCTGGCCGAAAGACGTACACTATAACTGCCGTGTGGAACATGAGCCACTTGAGATTAACCTGTTTCTAGTCATGGAGAAATAACGCTTATGTTGGTGATCAACTTATGGGGTGGCCCTGGAGCCGGAAAGACAACGACCGCAGCGGGATTGTTTAATGCCTTGCGTCATGATTGGCATCTCAACTTAGAATTGGTGACGGAGTTTGCGACGGATCTGTGCTTCGAGCAAGCCAGAGAAAATCTGAAGAACCAAGTCTACTTGTTGGGGAATCAGTATCATCGCTTGTGGAGGCTGCAGCAGATCGGTGTTGAAGCGGTGATTACCGACGCACCGATTGGCCTGAACGACGTGTACGGAGTGATCTACCATCAGCCGTATCATGTAGAGATGAAGGCGCTCATCGCAAAACTCATGAGTCAGTTCGAGCATGTGAACATTCTCATGAAGCGAGACCCGAAAGCAGCAGGAGGCTTCAAGGGAGGATCGAAAAAGAGAGATCGGTGGTTCGTGGAGCGGTTCGACAAACTCTTAAGGGAGCATGGTCCTGCAATGGATACAGAGATCCAGTACTCTGTCGATGCTCATTATGATATTCTGAATTGGCTGGAAGCATACGCCACGGAAGATGGACCGATCAAGTACAGCTATTGGAAAGGGGCCTCGCATGCAGACGAAACTACAAAGCCTGTTTGAGTCAACCGTGAACATGACGCTCGGCCTGGTGGTCGCCATGCTGGCTCAGCAGGTCATCTTTCCGTTACTGGGGATCAAGACTTCATTCTCACAGGATCTGATTATCATCCTGTCGTTTACTGCCATCAGTATCATTAGGACATATCTTGTTCGACGGTTTTTTAATTGGTATCACACAAAAAAGGGGGATGTATGAGCGGAATGAATGATTTTTCTGCGGACAACTATGTGGAAGAACGAGAGAAGAATAAACCGTTGAGGGTGAAGTATAAAGCGCTATTGATAGAGGCCAATAAGATTATTGAAGATCTAGATAGAGAGGTCGAACAGATGAGGTCTCAGTCGGTGTGGTCTTTTATGTGGGATCGAATGAAACGATTTATCGAGTCGGTGGCGTGATCATGAACCCGGAGACACGCTATACGAATCGATTTCGGGAATACGCGAAACGACACTACCCGAAGGTCATGATGACGAAACACTCTGACCGGTTCAATCATGGTATCGCAGACTTGACAGTAGGGATTCCAACCGGTGGACTTCCAGTGGTCTTCCCGGTTGAGGTCAAGTATCTGTCTTGTGTGGTGAAGAGCAAACGGAAGATCCCACTGAAAGATTCTCAGCAGGAGTATTTGCTGAAGTGGGCAGAGATCGGAGCGGCGAACTTTGTCTTGGTGGGAACAAAAGGCGGATCAGCACTCTACAGTATGGCGGACTACGACGGATATATTTACGCGGTTGATATACGAGAGGATCGGGTGACATGGGAGAATTTACTGAGAACTTGAACCGGAAATTCGGATCAGTCACGAAGACAGAAGTCTCACACTGTCCACGCTGCAGCAACGAAACCTCAAAGGGGTTCCTGATGCAGGAAGACGTGTTCTGTGACGTGGGAGAAGTGGAAGGGGTCTGGCTTCGGTATGCGAAGTGTGTCAATTGTAGTTGGAGGATGGAGATTGGCAACTGGCGGACAGTGCGTCGAAAAAGGAGGATCGCATGAGCACTTTAACATGTGTTTACTGTGGTGTAGCATACCCTGAAGGGACACCACCACACGGAGCAGCAGTGTTGACCACCTTGCTTGAAGTCTTGGAACAGGAGGAAGCATGACCATCTCTTCAGAAGAAATCTATATGATCGCGAAAGATTGGCAGGCAGAGATGTCTCCGGCCATCAACATTCGATGGGTTGACATGGAGCCCTACAATGGGATGTGGGTCACGAAGATCAATACGAGGCCAAGTGTACTTGATGCTCTGATCCTGCAGAGGGCGAGTAATGTGCCGGGATATGTTCAGGCGGCATCAGCCGCAACTGGGCTGTCTTACCAAGGAGTGGAGTCCTTTCAAAAGATTATGTTCCTCGGCCATCCGAGACATGAGACACCGCAAGTCAGCAGGGAAATTGCCAACTGGCGAGGAATCATCACCGCTCTTGAGGTCTATGACTTGGCAAAGAATGATCGGTTCTAACAAGGAGACAGAAGCGTATGTCAAATTGGAGTGAAGAGGAATTGAAGGAAGCGTGGGAACATCACTCACGGCAGTACAAAGAAAGGCAGGAGAAATTGGACAAAGAATTTGACAAGATGCCAGATCCGGGAAGTAAGGACGATGCGTATGATCGCCACAATGCATTCTTTGATAGCTTACAGCCTGGGGATATTCTACATGGTAAATCGACAGGCGCTCCGTGGGAAATCTTGATGATACGTGGAAATACTGTTGTGGCAGAGTACAAAGGAAAGCTTGGCAGCGATGGTGAGATTAAGGTGTGGAATAAATACAGTCTAATGGGCTGGTCGAAGATGCCTAAGGCCCCTCACGCTAAGATTGACGTGACACACGACAACACGGAGTATATCGACGTTTCCAACCGCGTCTTTTCATCTCCAGCACGATCGGAGAATCCGATGGGGTATTGGGAGAACAGGAAACCGACGAATCCAAAAGATCTTGTCGGAGTGCGGAAGGTGCCTCTCAGTGTGCTCTCGTGTGCGGTTCTGATGGAAGTCGCACTCGGTCTCATGGAAGGCGGGTGCAAGTATGGTCGACATAATTATCGTGACGCCGGAGTGGCTTTCTCGATTTACTACGATGCCACGATGAGGCATCTGATGAGCTGGTGGGAAGGCGAGGATATGGATCCAGATTCTGGACTCTCACATATCACGAAAGCGATTTCGAGTTTGTTCGTGCTGAGGGATGCGATGATCAATGGGAAGTTCACGGATGATCGACCGATTAAAGTCATTAACCCGGATTGGATGCAGCAAGCGAACGAAGGTGCAGCGAGCATCTCCGACAAGTATCCGAATCCGAAGAAGCCCTATACACAGATACCACTGCCGGAGTGAGTCATGAAACTGTATATCTATCGGGTGTACCAAAAAGAAAAAGGAACCGTCTGTGTATGGGAAGGACCTGTAACCGAACGTGGACTCCTTCTTTCTCATCCTGTACGTGAATTATTAGAGAAGCATATCATCATTCCTAAGGATGCGCCGACGTTGAAGTTTGTCGCAGAGCGTTTAGCTGAGGAGCAATGGGATGATGCTGCGATGATGGTGGAATCGTATCTCGGAAGTTCACACCACAACCCGGTCCCTGAACTTGGTATCGGCCTGGCTCTTGACAAACAAAAATGGACTGATCGGTGGCCGCAATATGAATGGGAAGTGCTTAAGAAGGACGAAATCATTTTTGGAGGTTGGAGAGCTGTGATTGGGCCAGAAACGAAGTGGAGTATCAGCCAGCTTAAAATTCAGAGGAAAAAGAGGTCGAGGATGCCCATAGGATGTCCTTTAGATCTTTGGGAGAGCCTTACTACGGAAAGGACCGACCTCGGCCCTAATAGGCCAAAGCGTTCGAAATCGTCGGCAATAACTAAAAAGAGGGGTAAACGATGAAAGGTATTGATCCAGACAACCTGAGGATTGGCTACGAAGATCTACGTAGATTCATGGATGTCATGAAGGAAAAAGATCACCGTATTGCGGACTTAGTTGGTGAGTTGGAGCATGCGAAACTCAGTAGTATTCATTACGTACTTGTGTCCGGGCAGGACGAGATTGACGAACTTGAACGAAAAGCAAAATACTTGAAAGGTCTTGTAGACTCGTTAGCAGATTGCTATCATCGGTTGGAAGTGAGCCATGCAAAACTCAATCGGGAGAAGAATGAGTTGGAAGGGCTGTTCCAGCAGCAACGTGACGCATACAACACGCTCAGGAAGAAGTATGAGGACCAGAAAATCTCAGATGCCAGAGCGGTCCTCAAACATCCTTTAACTGGCTGGCGGCACTAATCACTTCAGCTCTTTACTGCCACATATCCCACATAAATTTTCCCACCAACCCCAGGAAGGAAGCTGAGACTGTACGGACAGTCCACTTCCTTTCTGCCTCCGTGCCCTCAAGCGTATCCATTCTCTGCAGCAGACCCGCTCGACCATCAGCATGAGAGCCGAAGACCGCGATATGCTGATCCTCAACTTTTTTCATCAAGTCTTTCAGCCTCTGACTATTTAACTCAAGGGCTGTAGTATGCAGATGAATCCTACCAAGCAGGGCGATTTCTAATTCATGGATCGCCTTCACAACTTCTCTGTTGGTACCGTTATTGTCCATTCACGTATTCCTCAATCGGATACACCATGCCACAGACAGCGAGGGGGATCGCTGGCTGCGGTCTTACAGGTGGGGGTGAGAGATAAATATACTGATTTACGCTTCCTTTGTTGGCATCTGAAACACCTTCATGCCTGCGACTTGATAGTCCGCAGCCACATCGCCGACTCTTTGCATCCCATGATACAAAACCCACTGCCCATTTTCAAACACATGATTGCACTGCTCAGTGACATCTTGACGAGTATCTTCGACACTCATATCATCAAGCTGTACTTGATTGAACGTGTGGTAGGTCCCATCTTCAGTGTGTCTAGCCCACACGAGACCTTCCCTCTCTGAGAGGACAGTATACTTCTCCCCTCTTTCATCAACAACCACTGTCGTATCGTTTCGTAATTTTCGTGCATTGACCATGATTGATTCCTTTATACTGACGTTGCTGCCCTGTACCAACCAGATAACCAACACTGGAATGTATCGGTAATATTGGCATCTGTCAAAGCTGCATGCCCTGTTGCTCCCCAATCTAAAAACTCCGTGATATTTGAATTGGATTGTGTCAATGAAGTTGGAGGGGAAGTCAATCCTGCCATTCCAAACGCGCCTCCAATGATGAGACCTCCATTTGAAACATCAGTGGCATGAGATGTAAACGGTAAAGTCATTCTCATATTCCCTGTTGACGTTCCGCTATCACTAATCTGAAACTTCCCGGCGATGAACACCAGATCGTCAATCCGTGTGTACCGTAACGTCCTGGCCACATAGACAATCCCGGTCGATCCTCCTCCAAATGACAAAACAACTTCATATGTCCCTCGAACCACTCCCGCTTTAGAGGAAAGCAGGACTCCGGCTGACTTCAAGAGTTTCCCAGTTGTCCCATCGAATAGAGGAATATGCTCATCAGTGACCGAGGCCGGTCCTGCAATGAGATCTGCGGCAAGTCTCGTGTCTTGCTTAATCAATTTCCCTGTTGTCCCATCGAAGGCCACGACTCGGCCATCAGTGGCTGACGCTGGTCCGACCACATCCCCTTGAGGGGCTGCGGCTGCTCCTGCGGCGATGACTTGCGGGATGGTCTGTCCACCGTCTTTAATAAGTTTGCCACTGGCCAAATCATAGACGGCAATATTGGTATCTACTGCTGACGCTGGCCCAACCACATCCCCTTGAGGGGCTGCGGCTGCGCCTGCTGCGATGACTTGCGGGATGGTCTGTCCACCGTCTTTAATAAGTTTGCCACTGGCCAAATCATAGACGGCAATATTGGTATCTACTGCTGACGCTGGCCCAACCACATCCCCAATCGTGGCGGTGGGAAGACTGTCCGTGGTGTGCACTTTCCCGAGCCATTCGGCATGTAGTCTCAGCTCAATCGTGGCCCCTGCAGACCAATCTTGCGCGAGGGTGCCGTCTTGCGCTCTGACAATCGTGAAGACATCACCAGACCGAGCCGTAACTTTCACGATTTCATAATTCAGTCCAGATTGAATATTCACATTGAACCAATCACCGCCTGAGGGATTGGGAAATTTAACCCCTTCACCCGCTGCCACGGTTAATGAAACATCGGCAGCCAAGATATCTATAGCCAGGAGCGTTGATGCTTGATTGGTAAATAATTGTTGTGGCATGATAGATCTTTCTGTTTATAAGGGAAATATCCGTTGTCCTGAACCCAGACTCGTGACTCGTTGTGAAGAGATCGTTGGAAATATCCGCACGCCTAAGAGGGCATTTCCACTGAGCACTTCCATGGCCACCTGCGTCACCCGCGCAGGAATTACTTGCCCTTGTCCCAGGACTTCTGTCGAAACATGGGTCACTCGGGCAGGAATCACTTGCCCTTGCCCCAAGACTTCTGTAACCTCCTGTGTCACGCGGGCGATGGTCATGGAAGCACCTCATAGCCCACTTGAATAGCCGTATTGATGTCACTTTCCGTAAATTTGACTCCAGTCACTGGATTGACTTCTCTGGTCTGTAACAGTGCCGCATATGAGGTTGAAAGTGCCTGAGAAGCCCCAGTAAAATCTGTTGTGTCCACCCTGAACCGTTCTTGTAAGGATTTCGCGCCCGCATCAAGTTTCTTGGCTACAATTTGTGTTTGAATTCCATGAATGGTTGTTGGCGCTCCAAAAACGGGAAGATCGTCAAGGGTAAAGAGATCAATAGCGTTATCGACCGATCCTTCATTATAGGTGGCATCTCCATCATGCAAGATATCATCAACTTTATCAAAATGCGTGGTCGGTGTTGCCGGAAATGTCGTGGCGAGTTGCGTGAGGGCTCCATCGCCATTGGGGACCAGGGTATTCACTCGTACATCACCTAAGAAATCATTATTGACGGTGCCTGTCGTATCGCAGATATACCAATCATCCTCCCGGTGAATAGATACTCCTGATATACTGACGTGCCTAATGTTATCAATAATCCCTGTTCTCCCATTACGGGTGTCTTGACCTGTCAGATTAATTACAGGTGTTGTTGATCCATTCAGGCGGACTTCGACGACTCCAGTTGAATCGTGCACCGTGCATTTCGTTTCGAAATAGGTCCACGTACTCGTAGGAAATGAGATGACCACAGAACCGAGTAGTGTGGTCGACGGCCCTCGATAGACCTTCAACTCACTTGACGCAGAGTTGAACACGACCCGAACATGTGTCGTGGTGCCTTCTCTGAATTCTGCTATTCCAGGGTTTCCGGCTGTACGGAATATCGCCCTACCATGAATATAAGTCCCATTCGATGGCACAACTCGACCCCAACCCGTAAAGCCTGGATTTCCATCCTGTATGACTTGTGCCCCTGTCCTTGGGCTTGTCGTGACAATCGTTGGCGTCCCTGCGCTGATCACCAGCCTCTGTCCAATATCTGCTGTGTTATAGGTGTCGAACCCATCAATATAGATCAACATGATTTAGGCGAACCTCTCTGATTCTATGGTGATTGATACAACCGCCTCATTTCCACCGTCGTCATTTGTGACAGCCATATGGAGTTCTGCGGTCAGGTCTCCATCAGATAACCACACCGGTAAGTAATCCACGAACGGAGTTCCAGGGACGATGTTCTGAACATGGTACAAGAGATCCGCTTCGAGGAACGTATCGTGCTTATAGAGTTTCACATGATAAAAGGCACTGGGGTTTCCGCTGGTCTCATTAATCGTGATCTTATGGGCGAGGGCTCGATTGGCGAATCCCACCGTGTTAAATTGCGTCGTGGTCGAGACCGCTGCTGAGTTTCCTGCGGACTGAAACACGATATCCTGTGTCCCGACTCCGGTGACTTTCTCCCAATATCCAAGCACAAAAATTTTCAAATTGGCTGTTCCCGGACCCGATGCCGTGACCTTATATTCGAATCCAATCTTCAGTTCATTTGCCATGGTCCGGCCTTCGCCCGGTGTCACGAGAACGGTTCCCTCATCATGCTTGTATAGAGATGTATCTCGTGCGTAGACGCGCATGGATTCTGTCGGCGCAGCCTGGAAGTTTTCAATCTTTCTGATCAGGATCTGCGTATTGGCATCGGGGCTTGAGTCATCCAATTGGACTCTCAGTAGCATCCCCTGTAGACCACTCAGGATTCCAGAGAAGTTGGGGTCACTCGTCAGATCAACTTGAACGTAATTAACGTCACTGGACATGCCAGATATTGAGACAACAGCCGGAGGATCTTCGAACATCGTTGTCTTCGTAATTTCTTGTTGACCAAGATCCGGCGCACCGAGTGGCGTCCAGACGGTCCCGTCCGTCGTTTGCTCCCAGGTATCGGTGGCTTCATTCCACCGAATGCCAACGTTGGGACTGGTTCCCCGTTCAACGGCGAAGGTGGCATTCAAAGATGGTGTCCCTGCTTCGAGACGATTCAGTGTGAACACATCTGAACTCGTGCCAACATCGGTGTTCTGCGAGTGTCCGCCTCCCCCGGCTCCGGCTAGAGCTGCCCATGTCCGTCGATCATCAACATCGGTGATCGCTCCTGATACCGTCGTCACCACGAACAGTGGAACTAGCAGTGTAGTAAAGCCTGTCGTGTTCGTTGAGACCACTCCGGTATTCGGATTGACTTCAACATAATTTGTTGCATTATCTACGAGAGTGATAGTCCCAGCGGCAGTATCTACCACAACATTGTCGTTACGTACCACACCGGCTTGAAACCCAAAAGTCAATCCCGAGGTTGTTATTGTGTCCTGGGCATAATATCCACCTAATGGACCCAATTGGCTTTCGAGATTTTCAAAGCGATCCGCTGCAGACGTAAATGACAGACTGAGAGCATTTGAATCCAGAATATCTTGGTAGTCATCACCATCAAATAATATGTCAACAAGTAACGTGGTATTAGATATAACAGCGGTTCCAGAGTCCCATGAGAAGCTATAAATCGAATTCGTTGTCTGGCTGTTAGATAAACTTGGAATCCCTGCAGAGTCGATATCAATGTATCGTGTTCCGGTTGTCAGAGACGAGGTATTGAGTATCGTGGCATCCGCTTTCGTTCTGAACGAGAGATCGATCCATGCCGCTCCAGCAGGTATCGTCAACGAGTCACCGACTACCGTTTGATCAATGAGCCGATATGATCCTATGCCAATCACACCGTTCCTGTCAAAAATTTCCCTCAGACCAGTTGGAACACTCAGCGAGGCTCCTGCACTGCCTGCGGTCAATAAGAGATCATTGATGGCCGTTTCAATTGCCGTATAGTTCGACTCGTGCTTTGACACGTAATCGCTGATCCCTGCAAATATCTTCGTCAGTGTAATAGCCATGAATGATGTACCTTATGTCGTAGGTGGTAAAAGTTTTATGAGATTGTCACTGTTGTCAAACTTCCCTGCTGTCCCGTACGGCAATTGCCCGTACACGAATCCACCATTCAGAAGTGGATCCCCAATTTCATCGTAGGTCAGGAGTCGAATCGATGAGCCAAACACAACCGGTACACCGATGCTGGTGATCCCGTCATTGCATCCAGAGAGTGTCACCAATGAGATAGAGATGGTTCCTGGTGCGTACTTCGCAAGACCGGTGACCACATATCGATTATCTTGAGGCCTGCGTGAGAGTTTCACTTGTGTTCCGATATCTGCGCTAAACACTGCACGAGAGGGATCATCAATCGGGACCGCTTTTAATGTCTCAAGCCCTGCCGCGTTCGGGTTGCTTGATGCGGTTTCGAGTTCGACATCAACCACCCAAATAAACGCATCGAGACCATTATCGTACCGCTGATACACGGTGCTCGCGACGATGCCAATCTCTTCAGTGTTGAAGCGATCCATCTGTACTCGAATGACATTTAATAGACTCATCGGTTATACCACGCTTTTAAATCCGGCTAGGTTAAGTTGTGACGTCCCTCCACGCGTAATCGTCTTGGAGGCTTCCAGGACAAAGAATTTCGCGCCAGTAGGGAGTTCTATGACATCGCCTTTCTCAATGCGAGGGTCATTCTGTAGCACCAACGTCCGAGGTTTGCCAAGTGATTGTTCATATAACAATTCATTAACGGCCAATTGGTTGGCGTGGTCTTCTGTTGAAATAAAATCATTTCGTATTTCCTTTTGCTTCTCTTCCCAAAACGGAAGATTGTCCAACATCGCAATCGCTTGCTTTTCCAGGAATGCATAGTCGACAGGGAATCCCACAATTTCATACACACCGGTTCCAAGTATCATCATGGCCAAGAGCACGGCGACAATGCCTGCGGCTTCTGCGATTCGCCCCACAGGAATGGTTGTAGAGATGCCCACTCCATCAGGGACGGCTGCAGAGGACAATATCGCAGCGATTCCAGCTGTTGCTAACGCTGATACCCATGCATCAACCGTGACGACCAACTTCCCACCAAACTCATCGTCAATATCCAATCTCTCAGATCCAATTGAGATTCCAAGATCATTTTGATTAATCGACTGCTTCACAACCAGTTGGACACCCTCTGCTCGTTGTTTCTTATCTTCTGAAAAGAATACATCCAACTTGGTTTCGAAATCAAAGAACCCGGTTGTGATGTTCGCGGTCCCGAGAGATTGTTTCGCTCCCACGACTTTCGTCAATTGGTTATCCAAGTAGGTGACGACCACCTTATTAATGACCTCTGTGTTGTTTCCGGGTTGAGCATAATTATTGATACAGGTATTGTCCGTCAGTCGTTTCGTGATTCGGTCCAAGGTAATCGGGTAGCTTGACAGTTGTCCTTTTCCGTTGAACCAAAGCCTGAGAAAATTTCCTTGTGACAAACTCGTCATCGCTTCCCATGGGGAGATGTTGACAATCTGATTGGAATTCTTATCGAAGGCCACATTCCACGTTGCGGGGACATTGACTTCACTATCCTCCAGTCCCATAATATCTTGAGACAAATTGAAGAACATATTCGCCCAATCCGCACCGACCGTAAATTCTTTCGAGGTAATGGATCTACGATTCCACGCCTGATCGGTATCTCGTGTGAACACATTCACAACAGCCGTAGGCACGTTTCCACGCGAAATGCTCCACGCATATGGACCTTGTATTGGCCCGGAGAAAATGGGAATCCATTGATCTTCTGGTACAGACTCTGCACCTTCAAGAAGCCTGATACCTCTATTGGGTCCTATGATGCATCGAAGATCCCCGGTATCCGGGTGAAACCGCAAGCTATCATCTGCGAGGGTAATGGTGAGACGGCTATAACTCCACAAGATCTGATCGACAAACTCGGTGAGATCAACCGGGATCTGTGTGGCTGTGCCATCGATGATGGACCCCCACGTCTCCCCTGTGGCTTGCGAGACATCGTAGCTGAGTAGCTTGTACAGCGGTCTCTGCACAGCTGAGTCAATCGCCGTGTTCATGGATTCTGATGTGGTTATCATGCGACCTCACTCACTATTTTAAATCGTAGGTTAACATCTCCAACGACATATCCCGCAATCGCGGCGACATAATTCATACGAATGTCACCTCCCCCAACCGTCAGGCTTTCAATCATAATGTTGTATCCGGTCTCTGTTCGGTCACGAGGATACCACTGGATAAAATTGACCAGTGGAGGATTTTCGAAATACGCATACAGTTCTCGTAGAAAGTCGACAGTGATTGGCGCTTCAGTCTCAGAGCCTTTCCAGGTCTCAGTGATCGAGGCATCTCGTGCGTAGCCTTGCCATCCTGTCAGCTTGTTGCCTTCCAGTGTTTGCAGGACACCAATACGAGGACGCTTCACCATTGGGGAGACATCAAAGTTTGTCCAATCATCAGGGTTCTTCTCGTACACAATTGGCGCGAGTGTTCCATCAGGGTAGACAAGTTTTCGAAGTGCACCGGTCCCAAAACTGGAGGGCTGTAACACGAGATCCGTTGAAACGGTTGCCGCAGATGCGTCTCCAATGGTCACGAGTGTTTCTGAAGTAATGAGGGGCATTAGATTTCTACCTCTAGTGTAATAGTGTCTGTACCTGGGTTGTTTCCTACTCGGTATTGAAACGTCACGGTTCCATTTGATCGTGGTGTCACAGTCGGTTGAAGAATCACTCCGTCCCCTGTATTCGTAATCGTCACAGGTCTCAGTGATCCGGCTTCTCCCCGATCTCCAATGAGATGAGCCACCATCGTAATCGTCTTGCCTTGAACAAGTGGTTCAACGGGAACCGGAGCGGTAATGTTCGTTGGAACAATGACCGGCTTATAAATATCTAATAAGTGAGTCGCAGATCCGTCGACAGCTTCCTCTCTCTGTCTGAATACCGCAATCATTTTACGTCTTGAATCATAGGCAATTGACGAGTTAATATCATCCGGCTCACTTTGAATCTTGCTGAGGAGTTCGATCTTGGCATTGACATAGTCAATTTTGACCGTGGATAGCCCATGAGTGGGATTATTTAAGAGAACCCAGCCTCGATTCAGGTCTTCATAAGCAAGATCTGTAATGGCCGCTTCTGGCATAAGTAAGTCATCCAGGCGAACCTGCGTTCCATAGTTATATCGACGTATACGTCCGACATCTTGAAGTGCAACAATATGATTGGACCGATTCAATAAAAATCGTTGGATTTGGAATCCTCCAACATCGGCAGAAGTCACAATCAGATCGTTCCAATTTGCGACGAAGGTCACCGGATCGATGGTGACAATGGAATTTGAATTTGGACCGGCGAAGTGATTCGCATACGGTCGTTTAAATTCTCCTGTCTCTTGGTACCGATCATACGCTATTCCAAAAATCGAAGGGATATTTGTTCGTGATTCAACACGTCCTGTGACAGGATGAATCGTATAAGCTGAGATTTCCCAGCTCGGCCAATACGCCACGGATAGACTAGAAATCAGAATGTATCGATCTTTATTTGGGTCATAATAGAACCCGCTTATTCCAGTCCTTCCGTGGTTCAACTCTTCACGAAACATCCGTGGAGGTGTACAGAGATACGGATTATAGATCACACCATCACCAGGTTGACATGGCTCATATGTCAAGGGGGCTGTTTGTTGCACAAGTGTCAGGCTCATAGAAATACCCTTGCCGTGATGATCTCTTGCATGCCCGATACCCAGTCATTTCCTGGGGGACAGTACATGACACGAGCTACACCGTTTTCATCTGTCAGTGATATCGTCGGTGAAAGTTTTCCGAGTGGGGCTGAGACAGTTGACCCACCTCCAACATTTCCCTCATTGACCGCCTGTTCATTCACAGCGGCTCCAGTTGGGATATAGGCTTTCAAACTCCAGATGACCTCTGTATTGGCTACCGGCTCATCCTGATCACCGAGGACCGTAATGGAGAGTTCTTCTTTATTGTATCGAAGATAATTTCCAGGATCTGCTGACAGAGCGGAGAAGTGGTCCGGCTCAACTTGCAGATCCCATACTTGTACAATCTTATCGCTGTTTCGCACTGAGACAATATTCTGATACTGTTGGTCAACCACCGCGATACTTGGTGCATCGATAAATGATGAGAGGACTAACTCACCTGCATCGACATCCCATAATGCGACTTCCCCGCTATCACGAAAAAATGCCAGGATTTGATCCTTCACCCATTGAATTGGGTTTTCGATGTTCACACCAGAGGCGAAGACTTCCACCGTGGATTCAAGAACTCCAGTTGAGACATCGTATATACGATACCCTCTCGCAAATCGCGCATAATACTTCATGACCCCATCACGATTCCTCAGATAGACTCCGTTACCGGTCACACTGAACGCGACCCCAGTCACGAACGGCTTCTGGAGATTGATCGTCCAGGTCATCGGATGAAGTTGATATGCGAGACCGCTTGTCCGATGAATTATCAGACCATTATATTCCGGGGCTTGATCATACTTGAGTGATTCGGTATTCGAGACTCGTGAAATATGGACCTCTGTCCCATCTCGGTAGACGCGTACAGATTGCATTGACTCTGTCGTCAAGGTAATAAACATCGCATCGGAGTTTGGAATCCAATACCCGATGGATGATCCTTGAAGATTTGAAACCGTGTTGATGCTGTTGTAGAGATTTTTAAGCACGTTCTCTCACCTTTATCCGTTCGGTTTTGCCTCCGTCTGCATCATTCGATGATCCGATATACTGATTTACCGCAAAACCATTCGCATCAGTCATGATAATCTTTTCAATCATGGATCCGACAGGATCTACTTCAACGCCTGCGATGACTCCCACGACTTCCCAGTAGGTGCAGACATGTGGGGTACCCTGATACGTGACCAAGGTACCTCCATCTACATAGACATTCTGATTCGGAACGCTCACGGTTGGCATGTCTTCAATCCTTTATGGGTTTTGCAGAACCATTTGCTGAAAGAATGCATTCAGCTGAGATGAGAGAGCGCCTTGTAGAGCACTCTGGTCAAGGTTCACATTGAGTTCTGCCAGTGATCGTGTGTTCCGTTCAATTTGTGATAGGAGATTGTTCGTCGGGATCAAGGCTTCCTGTAGACCGTTATTGATTTCGGCAATCGGCAATGCCGTGTCTCCACCAATAATTCCTTGTACCTGACGTGATCCGGTGACGCTAGATCCTCCAGATCCACCAGTGGCTGTGAATTCGCCGTCGTTTCCGATTCTGGATAAGACAGCCAGTAAGAGTCCAATTCCAAGAGCCAATGCTTGTGCGGCCTGCTGTGCGGCCACGTCACTGAATCCTGAGAACAGGGATTCAAGACCTTCCGTCACGGCATCCTTGGCTTGGGCAATGAGATCTTGTAGACCAGATTTGATCAAGTCTTTAGATAAGGTTTGTGCGAGGTCTCGAAATTCAAATGATCCTTCGACCACACCATTGATCAATGTGTTGAACGTCTCATCGACCGCTTTCGTGAACGCATCAATCTGTGGCTGCACCGATCTAAAAAAGTCCAATCGATCTTGTTGAGCATTAAACTCAGCAACCGCTTCAGGGTCTGCGAGATTCTCTGCGGCGAAATCTTGCCTTGCCCTAGCCGACTCTGTCGCAACCTGATTGGCTCTCTCGACATTCGTAATCCCACCTATCTGTTCAAGGGATATTGCCCTATCTTCCAGGAGACGGTTGACCTTCCGTGTCTCAATAGCGATCTGTTTCTCAGCTTGAAGTCTAGCCTCAACTTGTTTTCGACCAGCTTCATCAATCTGAAGTTGAATAGCGGCTTCGTCCGTGTTGGCTTTCTGGAGAATCGCGATGACCTTCAACTGAGCCTGGTCTTGTTGTAACTTCGTCAGACCTTCTGTGGCTGCAAGGTTTCTATTGGCAATAGCCAGATCTTCTTTGGCACGTTCCTTGACCAATCGTTTTTGATTCTCTAGAGCAGTCAGATCAAGCCGCAAGCTGTCTTGCTTGGCTTGAAACTCATTCTCGAACGCCTGCTGCCCGGTAATGGATCTCTCTGCGGCCAGTTTTTGAATACGTGAAATCTCTTGATTAAAAAATCCTTGACGTGCTCGATCCTGTTGTGACAGTAAGGTGTCAAGGAGATTCCGTGAACGTTTTAATTCTGCTTCCTCAATGCGCGAGTCGGCAATAATTGGCTCTTTCGTTCCCGCAAACTCTGTGGCTCCAGGTTTCGACAGTTCTTTCGCCTGCTTGACCAAGTCCTCAAATTGAGCCTTAAGCCTATCTGTTCCTGAGGTCAATCCCAGTTCAGCTGACGCAGCATCTAGATCCTTATTGAGTGTTTTGAGACCCTCTGAGAAACTCTTCCCGAGACCCTCAATGAAATTTTCACCGGATTTTTCACCGGCTTCTGCAGTTGATTGAGCGACCGTTTGCTTCATCTCCGCAACGTTATCGATGATCTGCTTTCTAACTCTTTCTAACTCTCTTGTTAATCTTTGTCCACGGCTTCCAGCTAATTGTTCAGGTGTCAGTGAAGCAATTTGTTCTTCAAGTGCAGCCTCTTTCGACAGTAATGAGATATTTTGTAATCCGTCAAGGGTCAGTTTTAAATTCGTCAGTAGTCCATTCAGGTCGAAAAGTGCGGTAATTCCTTTTTCAATAACATCCAGACCGATTCTGAATACTTTAAAGAATGCGTCCAGTGCGTCAGCTGCGGATTCTAAACTTCCTGTCAACTGAAAGACGACCGCTCCAAGAATAATGAAGGTCTTAAAAGGACCAGATGCCAGTAATGAGATGGCTTTCACTAGAATGAGGAATTGCCCAACACCTGATGAAGCAATGTCTCCAATGATGTTGAACAGGGTTGTGGCGACTTTGTTGATCTGTTGAAACGCGAAGAACACATTGTCGAGCAAGACTTGCCCAACTTGGATAATCTGATCACGATTATCGATCAGAAGATTATTGATGGTTGTGATACGGCTCACGACTCCATCGAATGTGTCTTGAAAAATATTTCTCGCCAGGATGTTGAACAGGGATGAGAATGTCGCGGTCACCGATGAGAGTGTACGTCGAACGGCTCCACTGGCGGCATCTAATCCTGTCAAAAACGGCTCAAACGGCGCAAGAGATCCGGTTGCCCTGACTTCCCTTGACAGTTGAGCAACGTCGATACCACGAGCCTGTAAGGCTTTTCCAAAGGCTGTTGTTGTTCGGACGTTTCCATCGAGGATCGCTCGAAGTTCCTGTTGAATCTGAATCTGTGTATTCTGACCGCCTGTCAGTAGTTTAATCTGATCAGTAATTTTACCTAATGTCTGGAATTCATCTTCCCTGATGACGACGCCTCGTTGAGCGAGTGTGTTAAATGCCAGCTGTAATTCTTGACCTGTCGCGAAGAAATTAGCTGAGACAATTTCTAGTTTCTCAAATGTCGCCAAGGCTGCAGCCAAGTTTTGATTGAACACATCCCCAATTGGACGATTCGTTTCATCTGTAATTCCTGTCACAGCGGCGGCTGTACCGATTGCAGCTAGATTAAATTCATCGATGTTGCGAAGGATGGCCCCGAAGCTACTGTTGAAGATATTCGCAACTGTCTGCACAGCGAAAGCAACCAAGGCGAGTTTGGCAACCATCAGTGTGAATGATCTATTTTGATCATCAATAGATTTCGCCGTTCGCCGGTTGTGAGCCTGCATTCTCGTACTGACTTGCTTCGACTGAACGCCGAGCTGTGTCATTTGAGTCCGAACTTGATTCAGTGCGGCTTCAAGCTGAGCGGTTGATCCTCTTAGCCTAATAACGATTTCATCAGCCATGATCTATTTCCTTGGAGCGAATAATGAGAATAATTGAGACTCAACCTCTTGAAGGTCCTTGGTCTTTTCCTTCTGACGTTTATTCTTACCAAGTAAGGTATTCATAAATTTCGTCAAAAGTTTTTGTTTGCCCTTATTAAATCCACAATCAAGACCATGGAGAACTGCCACAGCTGTCCCTTGTGTGTGACTTGCTAAGCTCTCACGTTGGTTGTAATTCGCAGCTTGCATTAAATCACGAAGTGTTGAAATCGGGTACACGTCGAGTAGGTCGGACAGAGAGTGGCCCCTCGCGACCATTAGCTCGATAGAATTTAGAAACTGGTCTTCGTGTCCGCTGGCAGCATGTCTTTTAGACTTGCGGACTTTTGGGCGAAAAAATCGGCTACGTGCTCCATATTCTTTTTGAAAATCAAGATAACGATTTCCAAGCCATGTGTCCAAGGAAGGTTTTCAATATCTTCCTCGGTTTTGCCGGGGCATGACAACAGAATAATTCGGTCCATATGTGGAACCACGGCATCAACAAGCTTTGGAATATTGGAGGTCAGGTAGGTTTGAATATTATCAAGTGTCGCTCCACCTTGGATTAAGGCGTCGATCACTTGACTGAGATACGGGTACAGGCGGGTAAAACGAGTCGTGCTCCACTCTTGGATCTTGAAACCATGTGCTTCAGACGCATCCATGAAAGAGGCCAGCCCGTTTAATGTTGAAGAAATTTTCTCTTGATCCATATCATCCCCCTAAAGAATCTTGTGTTAGAAAAAAGTGTTGTGGGGAGCATATAGCTCCCCACTCTTCCCATTCTTTATGAATGAGGAAATACCGTCACGGTACCGAACGGATTCAAGGCACTGACATCGAAGTTGTCCAAGACCGCCAGTGAAAGCGGGATGGTTTCAAACAGTGTGTCGTCCAGATCCATCGACCCGTTATTGATTAACTGGCATTTCGGAATAGTCATCGACCATTTCCGGCCCCGTCCAGTGCCAGGGAATGCTTCAAATCTCGCCGATCCTTCCAGAGTGCTTTTCTCGGCAATGCCGAAGGTCTGAGACGTAAAGGTGACATACGTAAAGCTGGTTTTCACTTCTTCTCCATCGACCAACGACCCTGCCGCCACTCGTCTCACGGAGCCGTTCTTCGTGGATGTCGATGTTGATGCCTGTCCAGGATCCACATCATAGTCGGTATGTTCGACTAAGGCTTGACGACCAAGCGACAACAGCGTCGCGGCAGTCGGCGCGGCTGCGGCCTGGGAAAAGCGAATGAAGTATGCCGTCACACCGTTGATTGTGGTTTGTGCCCAATCACCAGGGACGGTGAAGGTGATCGTCGCATCAGCGGAGAAATCAGCTGTCCCGGTCATGGCCAAGGTCTGCCACGCTGTGCCATCCCAGTATTCCCATAGTGGAGATGTATATCCGACAGAGGCCACACTCACATCAATGGCCACTTCCTTAAACTGCGTATTCTTCCCCGCGTACAGGATATCATCTGCGTCACCATTGATGGCGAAGGGCGTGCCTGCGGCAGTGTCAGCTTCAACTGAGTGATCAGCAAAGGCCGCACCGTCAAACAGGAACACATAGTCCAGGAACTGTCGAACTGATACGGCCGACAGACCTGGTTTTTCCACACTGACATAGACTTCACCTGTCAATATTTCTTTCTGATCAACAATGGCGTCGGTACCTGCGCCTTCGTTCGAGATAGGCCCACCTTTGAAAAAGTATCGAAGGTTATCGACATTGATCTCATCAAGTTCGAAATCGATCTGAGCCGATTCAGAAACTGTGATGACTTTATCTTTCCGGCGTTGCCCGGATCGATTCGTAAAATGCTCTAATTCTTCTGTGTCTCGGGCGATGGACACACTGTCTCCAACGATATTCCCCAAGTCACGCTCAACTCCGCCTTCCTCAGTGAAGAAAACTTTCACTCCACCAACAACGGTAATGTCGTCAGAAGCTGTAGCCATGAACTCTCCTCCTATTCATCATTTAAAGTGTAGCCGTTCCCGAATTGATGTCGGTACGTTACAGTGATCGTGTATGTGAGCACTCCCCAAGACGGGTTGGTGATTTCTCTTTCAGAGCTGACTTCCACCACCTGCAGGATCAGTCCTGTGTTTGGGAGCGTCTGTAGTGCGGCATGAATCTCCGCTTGAATAATGTCTGCTGAATCACTGAACTCCATTCCGCCTGTGGACTCATCGGTGTTCGTCAGTGAGATAAATACCGCCAGTGCAAGTTCTAGCTCCCCTTGCAGATACCGGTTTTGCCTAGACAGTTGTTCGACTGATGAGTCGTAAATGAAGCAGGCTGGTGTCGGAGTCAGTCCGAGGTCAACTGGTCTCGGCTGAAACCTCTCGACTGTGGCCAGTTCACTAATCGTACTCAACGCGGTCTGTATCGCTGCGATGACTTGTGTTCTGATTGGTGTTGGCATTACTTCAGTATCCTGTCTAATCCGGCCCGGATATGTCTCATGTAAATGACTTCTCCAGGTCTGACGATATCAAGTTTAATGTCTACTCGTTGAGGCACAATGACTTCATCTCGAAGCGTAAAAAGCGGCAAGACCTTTCGGCCACGGCTTTTCGATCCGAAAATAATATCACCAGCGACAAAAGTATTTTTCCACTTCCCTGATAATGGACCACCTTGCGGAACTCCAGCTTTGTTTCTTGCGAAACTCGTCGGAATCGCCAGGAACGTACCCCTGACCGGTCGTATTTTCGTTCGACGACCACGCTTCCCAATGTGGACATGGGCCTTCGGGTCTTGGAACGTGAATGTGGCTACAGCTGAGTCAGATCCTCCAAAGATTCCTCGAAAGAATCCTTTGGAGAGCGTGGCCTTCGTGGTTATGATCGATTTAATCAGTGTTCCTGATTGTTTTCTAACAGAATGAGCAGTGGTTGGTCCAGATAAGTGCCTAGTAATGACTCGCTTTCGCAACTCTCTGACCGTCTTATCCATCGCCGTGAGTTTCAGTTTGTCAATCCTCTTGATTCTGGTCCTCAGGACTCTTGCATACTGTTTCGGCGTCAATGGTCGTTTAGCCAATTTTATATTTCCTTAAGGTGTTCAGCGAGGTGACGACAGATCGAAGGAAATCTCTATTCTCTTTCACAATCGCCCCATCAGGAAAATCGACATTGGAAAGCCCTTCTGATTTCCTGTGCTGGAATTCGTATGCGACTTGCTTTGCCACAACACTCTGTAGCCAAAGTGGTACAGTGGTATTGACATCAAGCGCGTCGACGTATCCGGAGATATATTCGATTTGTATACTGTTCTGACCGAATGGAAAACACGGGGAATAGGCCACGTCCCATCCATTGTTCACAATCGCATAATTCAGAGGATCAAGAAGTTCTCCATCATCATACTGGAATGTTGTATCATGTTTAATAGATGTAATAGAGATAATCGGTGGATTACGAACATACAATCTTCGTGTTCCGCCATCGTGAACCTCGATATGTGTCTTCATTTCAAGATCGACATCGTACACGGTTTGAACCCTGAATGAGACCTCTTCAATTCTTTGTAGAAGCTGATCATCGAATGATGCTCCAACTTCTTCAAGAAGAGATTTCACTGCGGCGAGTGTTGTAAGATTGATCATCGGTTATTTTCCCTGCGTTTCTTTCACCATGGCGGCGACACGGTCGCGTATCGACCCCTTTGGGAGTTCCGCTGGAGCGTTGACCGAATCTGCCAATGCTTTTGTAATCATTAAATCTGCGATGGTTGTCTTGGACATCTTATCGCCTTCGACAACAGGACTCAATTTATACATCTGCTGCTTCACATATTTAGACGTCTCAGAGAGTGTGAGTTCCGTTCCACTTGGATGCACTTTCCCTTTTTCGTCCACATAGCTGTAATTTTTGACTAGAAATTTTTTCATGATCTTTCCCCCTACTTCCGTTATTTAATCGTGAAGGCTTTCGGTTCAATCGCGGCCTTCGCCCCCGAGACAACCGACTGTGCAATCTTTCCGACAAGTGCATATTTCCCAAGATCGACATCGGGCATACTTTCTCCAAGGTATAATTTGGCCCGTTGCCGGATCAATTTACTACCCATGGCTGTGAGTGCCTGATATTCAACCGGAACCGCGTTTGCCAACATCTGATCAACGATGGCCAAATCTAATGGCTCACCAGAATCAATCATCGACTGCAAAGTGCTCTCAAGATTAGAGAGACCACGGTATGCCTCCAAAACCTTCTCATCTGACACCTTTGTTTCATTAATAAGCACGGTAAATACTGCAACGGCTCCAAACTCAATCATGGTGTAATCCGGCTCACTTGACCCATCCGGCATTGTCATACATCCAGGGAGTGTGAGTGCAAATGCGAGTACTGCACTGCACAGAAGCCCAAATAATTTAGTACCCATCGTGATCGGCCTCCTCTTTTTTCAATTGCGCTTTCTTATCATTCTTTTCAATCTTATCCATGACCTTCGCTTGTTTCTCGGGACAATCAATTTTTTCGATCTTCTTAAAAGCGAGATCGATGAGCTTAGAACCGATCTGCACGATAATTGGAATCGCCCATACAGGAACCATATTTCCCCCTCAGTACATAAACGCGACAGGGGATGGAAGATCCCAGGCCACGTCGACGTGTAAAAAATTTGGACCGAACCCTAGTCTTGTAAACCCGACCGCATAAGCGAGTTGAACCATTTCAGTTCGCTCTTCGCTGCTTCTAACAAGGATATCGGCTGCACGACATTGTCTCGTATCATGATGAGGAAGATGTGCAGACAACGGTTTTCCCCCTACCGATGCGTTATATGCCGCACATCTGGCTCCTGAGGTAATCGTCAATGGCCGGGCGACAAGCATTCTCATGATGTTTAGCCTGTCAACCAATCTCCGGTCAATGTCTTCTGGCTTGGTGCCAAATCCGCATCCGCATGGGCATGCGAACTCTGTCGTGGTGAACTTTGATTCGATATCGTAGAGTCGCATCCTGTCGTTCCTTACTTCGATAAGTGGAGCTGAATCACCGGGGCATTTGGAATCATGTCAAAGGTACAGCCGATTTCGTTGCTCATGTCACTCTCATTTCCAGAGACGTCGATTGCAGTTAGTCGAAAATAGGACGGACCTTCATGAGGCATTGCCGGTAAGGACTCTGTGACGGAGGCATTGCCTTCTGAATCAATGACCACATCAAGATCAGCAACCTTAAGTTCGTGGAAAATATTCTCTGTGAGTTTCTCTGTTATCGGAGAGGTCGACATATAAACTCTGTACATGTCCAAGTCGTCTTCGGTTCCCATTGCCCACATAAGCGATGATCGTTCGTTGCAGACCGTATTCTCCACGGTTTGTTGAGCATTCGCGAGAACAGGGAGTGAGAGTAGTGATAACAGTAAGGACAGTAGGGATAATTTAAATATGTTCATTTGGCTACCTTATTTGTTATGACCGTATTGTCGAATAGTTAAGTAGGTTGATAGTGGTAATAGCTTTTTTACCTTCTATTTCAGCATTCAACGCAACCCCTCCTTTTAACCGCCACGCCAGAGGTCCAAAATCAATCTCGATTGATGAGTTCCTTGGAAGATCGCCTGACCATCGACGCTGAGTTCCTTCTAACAGGGAGAGTCGAACTGGCTTATCTTTATTCGTGACGTTCATAGAGACAATCTGATATTCAAAGTCTGTATGAGAAATATCAGGTCTAATTTCGTGAATACCTTCACCCGTGATGGTGGCGGTAAAAGGTGGTTGAACAGCCATATGTCACCTGCAGTAAATTGTAGAGGGCCTCCCACAATTGAGAGGCCCATACCCACACTATTACTTACGCCACGTTCAGAACGTTAAAGGATAACGTCTTCACGTCAACCGGGTATTCACCGGATTTGTTCCCGACAAGCAAGACCGCTCCATATTCGCCCGCAGCCGTCGCTGAGACCACGTGGATCCGCACCCAGCGTTTGATGGCGGCCACATTCAGTCGAAGTTTCCCGTAGAAGATCGCGTCATCATCTGAGTCAGCAAGAACAATAGAAGCCCCTGTGATGTTGGCGTAGGCATCGGCACCGCCATTATCATCAGAATGTTGAAGGGTCAATGTGGTCACGTTATTCAGGGCCAATGTCCCAGTTTTGAGAATGACCATCGCCTGCTCGTAGGCTTTGCAGTCCACGCCAGGGCTGGATTTTCCAGCTGAAATGGCGTCCCCGGCAAGCGCTGTCACTTTGTACAGGTTTTGAATATCGTCATACTTAGCCATTAAGAAATCTCCTTAAGAGTTGTTTTCGTGTAATAGTGTACGACCAAAAAATTTTCGTTTTGGTCGTACACAAGTATATTTGTGATGTCAGCTACTATTAGCTGGCAGGGTTCGCTTCAATCACTGTGGCCACATTTGTCCCAAGCACGAAGCTTTCAGGATGGCGAACAGCGATATCAACATCCGTGATCATCCGCACCCATGTTTGGTTGGTGGCGAAGGCCGTTCCAGCTTCCTGTGAAGCCAGCAGGGTCATCCCAGCCCATTGAGCAATGATCATATCGGCCCAGTTGCCCATGTACACTTCTGTCTTATTACTGGACCCGCCCAATGTCACAGGAATCTGTGTGGTCGTCTTGAAGGAATAGCCCAACAGGGCGGTAAGCTGAGCATCAGTCACCGGATGTAACACGAAATTCCCATCGTTCACATCAGCGGTATGAGCCGCGACACGAACCTTGGAGAGATTCCGTTTGAAGTTCGGATGGAAGGCAAATCCAACCTTGCCACGTAAGGCATTGGCATCAGCCAACTTCCCTTCCATGTCGTAGATTTGTTCCCAACCTGGATTAGTCAGGTACCCGGCTGCGGCAGTTGTCGCGGCGAAGTCCACTGTGGAGATCCCAACTTGATTGGCAATCCCGAGCGGTTGACCAGCCACGCCTGTTCCACGGAGACCGGCTAGATCGAGGGCTTCTGCCATCGAACGGGCCATGTCCTGACGAATCAGAGCTTCCGCGGAGGGCACGGAGAGTTTCAGGAGTCGGTTGCTCAACTTCACGATGGAACCGAGACCTTTGGGATTCAAGGACACTTGACCGAGCGTCAAGTCACTGGAATCGATTGTGGCGTTCTCATCCACCCAAAAGGTGCTGGATCCGCCAGTGTGTTTCGGAATTTCGACAGGAATGCCACGGAGATCCATCAGCATCGTTGCGCCGAGGGCTTCGAGTACCAGGTCGGCCCGGAGCAATTCAATCACGGATTGGATCGCTTGAGCAGGAATCAAATACCCACCGGCTGTATCCACGCCAGCGGACATATCTTTCTGCTTCATGGCCGCGTCAATGACTTCTTTCTCGTATCCGGCATCTTTCCAAGACTTCGTCGCAATCGCGTTGATCGTCTTGCAGAGGCTGAACTTGTCTTTGTCTTTCCCGTCGTTGACACCAGGCACGTTCCGCCATTTGTTCGCGGTAATCGACTCATCGAGTTCTTTATACTTGGCTTTCACTTCAGCCAATTGATCTTCCAAGGTCTTCACTCGACCGTCGGCATCTTTGAACACTTTTTCGCCTTCGGCGAGTTTCTTTTCAATTGCTTCAGAAATCTCAGCCAATTTAGCTAGTACTTTCTCGTCCATCTTACTTATCTCCTTTAGGTGTGAATACTGTCGTTCCATTTAATTTGCCCATGAGTGCTTCGATGGCCTTGTTCACAGGAGTCATATCAGGACCGTCTTTCGGCTTATCGCCAAGACCATCAACGATTGACTTGAGATCAGGGTTCGAATCTGTTTTGCTCAACATCGCCACAATGGATTTGTTGAGCGTATCAACCACTCCCCTTGAGAGTTCCACAGTCTCCCGAAGGGAAATGAGTGTTTTCACTTCTGCTGTCAATGCATCAACTTGCTTTTGCAAGGCTTCCAATTGTTCTTTCATGATAGGGTCATCCTCTTCATTTACCACAGTCGTTAAATCTAGGTCTTTCTCTAAGGTTTCGAAATACTGGTCTAGTCCTACCATCGCAGTTTGTTCTTTTGCTGACACTTTCTGCATCAGGACTTTCCTCATCTCTTCATCAAGAGATTTCTTGAAGAGACTTGCGGCCAGGGCGTCTTGGTGTGCGGGAATGGAGACGGCACTCAATTCGAGTAGCTCTTGTTCCGAAACCCGGAATCCAGTCATTTCCCCTTCAGCCGACTTAATGAGTTCGACTTTCTTCGGGATAAACCCCACAGAGACTGCGGAGAGGAACCCTTGTTCGTAGGATTTAAAAATCGTATCGGCGAACGGATTAATGTCCGCTCTCGCAAATTCGACGTCGAAAACGAGCGCAGTCGAGGTATGTTCGACTTTCAACACTTTTCCGATGGGAGGCATACTGGGGTTGTGATCCCACAGGAATACCGGGTTCTTGACGAAATTCTTGAGATCCCATCCAGCGGTCTCAATCACATCACCCATTCTGTCAGTAGACGACAGGGTTCCAGTAAAACGGATAATCCTGGACTCGTCTCCCATTTTCTTCATGGTCGCCGTGAACACGGATTGTACAGGTTGGTTAAAAAGGTTAGGCATTCATATCCTCATGTTCTTTAGAAATGTGACGTTTGTGTAACGCTTTCACCAATTCAGGCAGGGCCTTGCCGACCTTGTTATACAACTTTTTCGTTTCGTTGATAATCAGATCTTTCTGACCTCGATGGACAACCGCAATCCTCGTGACTTCGTTGTACAGGAGATTCTGGAGGTCCGAGGCATTGACCTGAACCCCTCGCTCACTGAGATAGTTCTTTAACTTGATTTGCTCTGTGAGATTGTCCAAGACAGCTGTGCCATTTTTCTCAAGGGCTTTGAGTTGTCTCACGCGTTGCCGGAAGAGAAACGCACTCAACTTGGTTTCAAGCAGTTCCAAATCTTTCGAGGTCGTGTCAGTAGCGACAGTAACCGGTTTTGGAGCTGGAGCCGGTTTCACGGCTGCACCTGGTGATTCTTCCCTCACCTTTCCAGTTGCGGGTTTATTGAATGGATCTTGCACCGGGGTCAGCATGTTGATCGGAATGACTGTTCCATCCTCATCCACACTGATGCTTGACATGTTCACTTGCATAAACGCGGCATCTTGCCAGGGATTTGTTGGCATCCCAAGATCCAGTCGCTTATTGATCTGGTTCGCCGGATACCCTAATTCAAGCAAGGATCTTGCAGTCTTGACCTTCTCGTGAAATTCATCTTGCAGTGCGGCAATAGAACTCGTATCGAATTCTGCCCACACTCGACCGCCATTGATCTGCGAGAACAACTGTGACCAGAGTGCCCACTCAATCATCTTCATCTTCGGGATGAGATTCTTGAGCCAGAATTCTCTGGACTGCACTTTAATAACTGCGAGGTTCGCCCCTTCTTCGATAATTCCAACTTCTAATTTTGGAATCCCGTAGGCAGCGAGGACTTCGTCTCTGTTCCATTTCTTTTGTTCGAGGAACTCCATATCCTTCTGCGTGAAGACGGTAGGTTTAAATTGTGCCCCACCTTCCAGGATCAACATCTTGTGAGCGTTTTGCGCTCCACCGTGTCGATCTTCGTATTGTCTGACCAGACGTTCGAATTCTGTGTCGGTCAAGTTCTGTTCGATTTCAATCACTCCGCTCGGAGATCCTGAATTTCTGAAAAATTCGGTGTTGTACGTGTTGGCCACGAAATCTTGCTTAATCCCTTGCGATGCGGCAGATATGGGACTCAGGCCCAACCACTCATCATTCGGATTCCAAAATTTAATCTTGATGCACTCATGGAGCTGGTAGATCGTCGGCATACCAGTTTCGTTCTCGACTTTCCATCCCAGGAGTCTTCCGGTGCTTTCACTCAGGATCGGCGTAAACTGTGAGCTGTCCACTGCAGCCATTTCCTTCGGCACTTCGCTGGAACTGTTCCGGCGCATGACGATCATCACTTCCCCGTTCATGTGCCACCAGGAAATCAATGATTCCATGAATTGTCCGAACCCTTGCCATCGATTCGGTCGTTCGAACAGGTCCGTGAACGTATGGCTATCTTTCGCGGTTCCTTTCGCTGTCTGAAACACGAACGGCACACCTGAGATGTTTCGCGAGATGGCGTTGACCGCTGCGAACACCCATACATGCGTGGAGTAGACTTCTGAGTAATCTTCCACATTCCCGGCTGCGCCACCAAAAATTCGTGCGACACGTCCGCCACCGGTTGCAAATTCATTATCGGACATGCGGAAGACTGTCGGGATCTTTTTGAATACCGTCAGGGCATTCTGCAATCCTGTTCTAAGGATGTTCATATGGATCGTATCCTGACCTCTGATGAGTTAATAATCAATTCTGTCAGACCCCACACAAGCGCATCGACCCTGTCCATCAGGTTGTTCGCTTCTTCAGGGTTGAAGTCGATTTGTTGGGTTTCCAGTTTCTTCAGGTTCCCAACATGTGTGACTCTGGCTTGTTCGTAGAGCATGCTGATCGGCTCGGCACGAATGCGTTTGCCTCGTGTCGCCACGACTTTCTTGCAGGCAACTCCAGGATCAATATTGCGAATGGTGTTGAGCACCATGTCTCCCCCGTTGTTCACCTCTGCCACGATCTTATTCGCGTTGTATGCTTTATAGAGGTCAATGGCTTTTTCTGCCCACCCGTTCGGTGAGTAGTGTCCACTGTGATCTGCGAGGACATACCCATGCATGTCGTCATCTCTTCCGACAACCACAAGCCCAGTTTCGGCTCCTTCGGCTCCAGTGGTAATACTTGGGTCAATTGCGACCACCACACGGACAATCTTGTCCATATCGAGGTCTTTCGCGTCCGTTCGGATGAACATCTCATCAGACCAGAGAACGCCTGTGCCTTCATCCAAGTACTCTCCCTCAAGCTCTTGCCGTCCGAGTCTCGTACCTTCATATTTTTTACGGATATGTTCGATAAATTGTGAGGAGAGGTTTGCGGCATTGTCAAACGTGTGCCCTTTCGTGCGAACGGTCCAGGGATCTTGCAGAATGTTCTTCAGGAGGCGATGCCCGATTTTCGACGTCGTCGTGACCATCGATTGCGGATTCTTGCCTAATCGTAATCCGAACAGAAGCATGTCCCATGTTCCGGGATCTGCCCACGAGGTCAACTCATCGCACCAAGCTTTCTCGTGCTGAGGTCCACGGAGACGATCCGCTTCCTCTGCTGAGTACATCATGGCGGTGGCTCCATTCGGCCATTCCACTTTTCGTTTCGAACTGAGATAGACCGGCATGTTCCATGATGGGCTACAAGCCAGAATTCCTGATTCTCCTTCGACCATCGTATCGCGAATGTCCGCTGCGGTCGGTGCGACCAGAGCGATTCTCGAGATACCGTGTTCTTCCACTTGTTCTCTGCACCACTCCGCGCCTGAGCGAGTCTTTCCAGATCCTCGACCAGCCATAAACAGCCATGTTCTCCACGATTCTTCGAACCGTTGGCCTTTATGCAGTGGGTCTTCGTGCCATTCTCTAATTAGTTTGATTGTCGTCTCGAGATTGAGCCATTCCTCCCTCGTCGGGGCTATCTGACTGTCCCTCGCCCACAGGTGCCAGCAATATCTGGCGACTTCCCTCTCCCCCGGTGTCAGGGATTCCAGGAACGTCTCTCGTTGGCGTAACGTCAATAATGTTCTTGAGTTTATCCGCGAATCCTTGTCGGTCATCAACCGGTTCCCCCACAGGTTTTGTCACTTCGTGACGATCCGCCTGTCCTAAATACTGTTTGCCCAGGAAGATCTGCATAATAGGATTCCGTTGAGCGGTAGCCCATTGTAATCGTCTCAGTGTCGCTTTTCCGATTTCCTGTCCCCTTTGAAACGCATCTTGTATCAGTAAACTGTTATCCCACTTCGCCTGCGGGATTTGCAGGATGGATTGAATTTCTCGTGCCGTCAGTTGGTAGGACGCCATGCGGAGTATCATATCCCGATCCCTCTTCGTCAGGGTCGTATCTGTCATCTCTTCTGTCTCAAGCCTGACGTTGTATAGATCGTCTAACTCTTCCTCTAATTGTTCTTCTTCCGGTGATCGTTTCGACGGAAGGTCAAGGAGCACCTTCATCAAGGCGTTCTTGTCGGTGAGCGACTCCTTCTTTGACGTGATGTCTGTTCTCTTTTTTCGCGGCTGTAGATCTGGCCCACGTTTTCCCACAATGTTCCCCTCACGTTATTCTTTTCAGATATGGTGCGTTGCGAAGCTCACCATCTACAGAGACTGTAGATGGAACCAAACTCGGCTGGTGTATCACAATGTTTACCCCTATTCCTTCATCCAGAAATGCTGAGGTTCACAACGCATGCATAAAGTATACCACAATGTTCGGACGTTGTCAATAACATTTCGAAAGTTACTGTGCAATTTTCTGTTATCGTAAACGATACTTTTTTGTCCAAGAATGTATCGTGTACAATATATTCATCTCCGGGCAAATTTGTCCGTACCTATATAGATAGTGATGATTTTTCCTAAGTCAATACCCTTAGTGAATTATTTTCTCTACTACGTAGTTATACGGTTTGCCGCATACTGTCGTTTTATACGTTATAACGCATAGTTATGGTGAAATATACGTCTAAATAGCTAAGACATCACCCAAACTCCGCAGGAGTCAGTAAGATCAGTAGGGGGTGAGCCGAATAATTAGCTTAATCGGCTCAGTCGTTTTTAGCTTATGATGCCTGGTTTAAATTTATCCTGATTTGACAACCTGAGGTTGTTACTTACGCCGTCTCGTGAACTATATCAATAACCTCACACTCTGTTAAGTTGAATTTCTTTGTTAACCTGAAGAGCGATGTACCATGTCTAAACTCTTCAAAGATAACTCTTTTTTGCTCTTTTGTTATCTTCTCTACATTTCCTGAGGACTTCCTTGTTGCGCCCTTTGATCTTCCTCTTTCTACTCTGTCTTGGACATTTTGATGAGATGTCCCCAATATCAAATGCTTTGGGTTTGAGCAAGGCCCATTGTCGCAGGTGTGCCTAACACATGCGCCAGTAGGGATGTGGCCGTTAAAGAGCCTATACGATACTCTGTGGGCACCTTCTGTTCTTCCCCATGCAAACAGTAGCCCATGTCCATAGTCGTTCTTGCATGCTGTCCAACCCCAACAGTCGTCTTCATTACCCCCTTTTACAACTTTTCTTAAAAATCTTTCCAATACGCTTGCCATACTTCCTCCTTAATTTTTGTACCCTATAAAGATAAGTCTACTACAATGAAAAGTCAAGTATCCACGTAGGTACTTTCTTGTAAACACAAAAACCTTTTAATTTTTCGGTAGTTTGGCAAGGAGGCAGGTATAGGTGATAGGGGGTACCTGTCGGAATTTTGAACACTCCCTTCCCCTCTGTTAATGTACGTTGATGCACGTTACTACATTATGTTGTGTATTCGTGTATATTACCATACAAAACTATATAATAACACCTATATAATAATCCGACTACATAATAATGATCTCCATTATTATACGTTATGTCATAATGTATTGATATATATGATATTATATGATATTCATCATGTAAGTTAGTGTACGTTGTTATTCTAATGCACTATTCATGCCAGTAAACGCCAGTAAGGATAATCGACACTGAGCGATACCGCACCTACTGTTGTGTACTTGCATCACGTTGTTACATGTTACACGAAATTACCACATGGTATAGTTGTTGCATAGAGCGGAAACGCTCATAGAGTAAACTACTTAAGTAGATAGGGTAAATACGTAGGGAAGATTATGTAAGTAGAAGACAGTAGGTTAGAACCGGGCATAAGTCTTGCATGGGAAGATAGGCACAGGACTTGCAAGCGAAGACTCGTTATGAAATTATGGCGTATGTAGTTATATGTAATAGGGAAATACGTAGTATGAAGTATGTAGTATGAAATACGTAAGTAGAAGACAGTAAGGTTGTTTTGCAAATTCGCTGCAGTAGGAAGGCGCGCACCATAGGCACGATTCTTGCTATCATTATTAAAGGTCAAGGAAAAAATAATTTAAAAATAACTCTTGACACCTGTCAAGGTTTTCCGTAGGATACCGATAAGATAAACAACAAGGAAAAAACAAAAGGAGAAAAACACCATGGGATACAGAATGAGAAATTATCCGAACATTGACAAAAGTTATTTCAATCCAGGGGATTACGTGGGATATAGTGCCGGTAAGGTTTGGAAGATCCAAAAGTATAACAGGGGATGGCAAGCTAGCACAAAATACGATCATAAATACAGGGTTTTTGAAGGTGTCAACCTGCAAGAAATTTCTTCAAAGCTTTATTTATTTGACAGTGAAATGAAGGGAGAAAATAACGATGTTAAAAATTGAGTTTTCTATGGGGAATGATTATTTTTTAAATACTCCGGTTGAAACTGCTATAGAAACCGTTGAATCAATTATCAAGCTTATGAAGAAAGGAAAGCTTGATGGTAAGGTTTGGGACCTTAACGGGAATGTAATAGGGCATTATTCAATAAACATTGAATACTAAGTCAAGTTATCCGGTTGACTGCCGATAATATACGCAACAAGGAAAGGAGAAAAACACCATGCCATACTGGACAGTAGAAGACCATATAAGACTTGACAAGAAAAACCAGATTGGACAGGGATTATTTTCTAAAGTCTTCAAGGTATCGGAAACTGAAGTTATAATACTGACTAACGACAATGCGAAGGAGTGTATGGGGGCATTTTGCCAAGGGGAAAAACATATCCCAAAAATGGAAAGATTGAGTGATATCGGCGAATATCAAGCGTATAAGATGCCCTTATATCAAAAACTCATGAAAAAACATTCCAGGGCATGGGAAGATTACAAAGCAGTAGAAAAAACCCTTAAGTATCTCAGTCTGAGAAAATATGACTGTTTCCCTACCTGTATCAATGCCATTGAAAAGAGTGAAGACTTATCAGAAGACCTCAAGGAAAGCTTGAAAACCCTTATAGACATGATGGCAAACTACACCGATGATATTTTCCTTGACCTCTGCAAGCGTAACGTAATGGTAGATAATAAGGGAAATTTGATATTGACTGATATCGTAGGATCTTCTCAAGAATTGTCAAAGGCATGGGCTAGAAAATTTCAAAAAAGAAAGAAAAAAGAATACTCAAGGTTTTTCTAAGCTTGCCGATAATATAAGTATGCAAGAGGGGATAAACAAAAAGGGAGAAATGAAAATGGATTATTCAAACCTTGACAAAGCAGTTTTCTTGATCCGGTTAGCAATCAATCTCCGACAAGGAAAAGCAAAAGGTTTGATTCTTATCAACGGGCAATGGAGATAGGAAAAAATGTACATTAAACGAAGGTTTAAATTTTCCCTGATATCAGACCTTGAAGCAAACCATAAAGTAGTCGATACGCGTACAGGGGAAAAGGTTTTTGAGGGATCTTATTTTGAATGCAGTGCCTATCTAATCACTTATCAAGAAAGGATATAACGCTATGATGGGGGCAAGTTATCAAACTAAAAAAGACCTGAAAAACAGTATTGGAAAAAGCTTACGTTATGTGGAAACCAGTCTATTCAATGCAGAGTATCAGAGCAATGGAAAATTTCCGGTTGTTGGTCCCTGTCCCTATACCAAAAGAACGTGGTATGCTACGGTTACAATGGAAAACGACTTGATCAAAAAAGTATCGTGAAAGGGAAAAATGAAAAACTATATTATCAATCTTCAATTTCTTGTTAAGGCAGAGAATGAAAGCGAAGCAAAAGACCTAGGAACCGGTTGTTATGAACACTTGCGAGATACTTTTAACGACAATGAAAGCTTGAGTCAATTTTACATACTCAAGGTTGAAAAGGAAAATAAAAAATGTTAACTGCTACGCAATGGAGTACCGTAGAAGATAAAGAAAAATTCTTAAAGCACTTTGAAAGGTTCATCAAGTCAGGATGTAAAGAAACACTTTTCTATAAGTGGTTCTACGTAAGACTTTCTATGATGTTCGGGTTCATTGCTCACTACAATAAAAACGGGTTTTATCATGAGAAATTTTCAACCGGAGAAAGGATTGACCGATTCCACCATAGCATTCTTGAGTTTCCTTGTTATGGTGATCCGAGTTATACTTACTCAGACGTTGAAAAAATCATTCAAAAAAGAATCAATTCAATTTTACCCTTTCCCTTTGTCAAGTAAAATGGAAACATGCCAATAATATAAACATGAAAGGCAACCACTCACACAAGGGAGAAACTACAATGGAAAAACAAAACTACGAAGTCAAAGAAATAAAAAAGTCAAATGGAGAAATTGAAAAAGTCAAGGTTATGAAATGGCCATCGCCTGAAAATCCAGATAAAGGCTATGGTCGATCAGGGTATGATTCTTTATACAAGTAAGGGGATGATATGAGGAAAAAATCAATCAAATTTCACTACTGTTTTAAAGTGGAAACCGATAATAAGGTACTCTTAAAGCTTGACTTTATCAGACCTTCAAGAATGAAAAGAAACTGGATTGTAATGGATAATATCAAGAAAAAATTTAATGTGTATGATCTGACAAAAAATCTACTGAGATATAAAATCACCTTGTCATATGAAGGGACAACCGGAGAATGATAAAAAAGAAATATTCAAGAGTGGTAAAATCCAGGACTTCAAATGAGAGTGAAACAGATTTTAGAAACAGAATGCTAGATCTGTTTAATGGTCTAAATATCTTCTATGAAGATCAGGGTACAAAGTGGGAAATTATGTATATGTATACAAAAGGTGGAACATTGAAGGAATGTATTTTCTCAGAGGTAGAAAGGAAAAAACCTTAATGGAGATACAACCAAAAAGACATGGTATCTTTTCACGGGGAAACACGAAAACACTTAAGGGAGAAAAGAAAGGATACTTGACACTCATTCTCCATTTATCGCCTAGCACGTTGAATTCACAAGGTGTAGACCTTTGCCCGTTTTCCTCTGCAGAGTGTAGGGATTATTGTTTGAATTCTAGCGGATTGTCCGATGTATTACCAAGTGTCAAAAAGGCAAGGATAAAGAAAACCGATAGATTTTTATCGGACAGGGTAAATTTTCTTTACTGCATGATGCAAGAAATTGTTTCTTATGAAAAGCTTGCTACAAAATTGAATTTGACTTTATGTATTCGCCTGAATGGTACCTCTGATATACGATGGTCAAAACTCAAGTATCAAGGTCAAAACATTTTCGCATGGTTTCCTAAGCTTCAATTTTATGACTATACAAAAAACCCGATAATTGCCTTAGAATCCCATGAAATAAAAAATTATGATGTTACCTTTTCATGGTCTGGCAATAATCAAGAGTCATGCGAAGTTATAGGAGCAAGAGGCATTAATATTGCGGTACCTTTTGCAGGGATAGGCAAGGGAAAAGCTTTACCGAAAAAATTCATGGGGAAACCGGTATTAGACGGGGATCTAACAGACCTTAGGTTTAAGGATAGAAAGGGTTACATTGTGGGCTTGAGAGTCAAAGGGCATCGGCAGAGAAAGGTTATTCAATCAACTTTCCTTGTCCAGATTGAAAGGGTTGCACAATGAAGGAAACACTAAGCAAAGGGAAAAAGTATCTCAAGGGAAAAGGTCTGTTACGTGGGAGTGTATTGATAGAAAACATTGAAGGGATACCGAACTACAAAGCAAGGATTGAAGAGGAATTAATACGCGTAAGGTGTGGACTTCAGGAAACCGGAAAAATTTATATTGTAGTGGACAAGGGAAAAGGAAACATCCATTTAAATTATCAAATTCTCAGAGAATGCGAAGCTTATAAAATTTATGCGATTGACTAAGGAAAGGGTTGACCATGACAAAAGACCAAAAGGAAATAAATAGGGTTTGCTTTCCTTTCCCTGATACGATGCTACAAGGGTAAAAAGGTAGTCAGTCAAGCCTATCAAGAGGGATAGGTACGCTTTACCAAAAAAGACCAGACAAACACGAAAAATGGGATAAGTATAATCACGTAAAGGAAAGGGACCTTGTAGACCAGTTTGCACACAATGAAAAATACTTAGATGAAATTGACTAGGTATTTCCTTGGTTGTGTACAGTGTAAAGGTCTGCAGTATGTCGGGGATTGAACCCGGAAATTCTCAACAAGGATAGGTTTTAAGGCATGAGAAACAGGAAACAGGTATCAAGGCAAGGGTTATAGGGAAGTCTCAAGGAATAGGCCTTTACAGTGAAATTAAGGGTCAAATGTATTACCTACTGAAAAGAAAGGAGAAATTATATGGGTTAAGTATTTCACACTAGATCATTTTCATTAGGGAGTTTAAGGTAAAGGTTTCTCACTAAGAACTTTCATGTAAGGAATTTTTACTAATGTAATTTATGTAAGATCAACGTACCGGGATATCTGCAGCAGCAGACTTGCATAACTTCCCTGCAGCAGCAGGTATGCAAGCCTAAGGTACTCAGCAGCAGAGACGGAAAATTTTTAAAATTTGAAACACTACCGTTTAAATTTTTACTGGAAAGGAATCGTCACCATGTTAAAATTAGCCAAAATTGTATTGTATACCTATTTCCTACTATCCTTGGTTGCTGCAGTCTATCACTTCGACAAGTTTGTAGAAATTTACCGGGTAACCTTGACCTCTTTAACCGGGTGTTAAAACAGGGTCCGAAGCTTGCGCCATTTTGCCTATAGTAGTTTGTTACTTTGTAACACTGTTACGCATATAGACATATTAAATATTTAAGAGTGTCATATTTTCATTTGTAAAAATCGTGTAACGGTGTTACAAACAGAAATAATTTCTATGTAATTATGGCTCAACTTCCCTACTGTCCCTACTGTCCCCTTGGCATTCCTCTTGATTCCAAAGGGAAATAAAGGCAGTAAGTAGTTGACCCTAGGTGTAACACCTATACCGTTACACTCACCTATGTAAGTAGGGGATTTTAAACGACTTTCTAAAAGTGTAACAGCAGGCTTTGTAACGTGTCATTTTTACGCTACGTAGTAACCCGGAGAAAACAGTAAATATAGTTGTAACAGGGTATATGCCCATTTTGTTACAGCGTAACAGACTTCCAGGTCCTAAACGGGACTCAGCAGCAGCAGCGACCTTACCTTGAAGTCAAGGTTTTTGCGTAATGGTAACTACGTACATCGGCAGGGTTGTCAAGTTTTCCAGCAGCAGGCCGATAAAGGTGTTATATAGTTCATAAGGAGGGTTAAAACATGAGACCGGTCACCGAACAAGAGTATATTGCAGCAGCAGGCCAAGCAAAAAGTATCTGGAAACCTGTACTTGTTCCTACGAAGGTGTATAGGCAATTGTATAACGTGTATGAAGGGGAAAACCTGGTTGGTTTGGTCATGTATTTATTCAGCGGGGAAACAGTCTATTTCCTGGATGATGTTGTATGGGCGATGGGTCTAGGGACGCAACCGGAGAAAGGGGTACGTTCTTAATAGTGTACAGGTTCCAGGGGATGGAGTTTGACCAGGAAGTCAAGGCAGCAGACAAAGCCCATGCCTTGCGGATCTTCAAAAGCGAATATGGGATGTTACCGGAACAAGTCAGTCAAATATTTTTGAGGGGACCTGTCAAGTAATCCTGAGGGATGACGATAAAGGGGTTGAGCGTTGAGAGAAAAATACGGTGGGGGCTGGTTGCCGAGCGTCAAGAGCTAAGAAACACTTGACAACAAGGGTTCGCTACCTTTGGCTTGAAAGGTTCGATTCCTTTCTCTGTCACTCTTATAGAATAGGAGCAAAAGAACAATGGAAGTCTTGACAGTCTCATTTTCACTCAGTATACTCTGGCTTATGGTGCAAATGGTGAGGGAATAATGGTACATCGTACACAGGCGATTGAATTACTCATTGAAGAAATTCTCATTGACTCGGATTACCGGGAAGATGTTGTCGATTGGGCGGCGGAAATGGAGTCTACCTTGAAGTGCCGGTCTGATGCCACTCCCTTACTGTCTCAGATGGTGCAGAAGATTGAAGACCAATACGACTATGCGACTGATACCGGGGAATATCCCTGGAATGGTGCCGGGGCATGGGTCCACTCAGCAAAGGAACTGATGCGATGAATAAGACCGAGCAAGCCATCTATGACGATCTGATACAGTGTCTGGAACGGGTTGCCTGTCAATTTCTCATGTGTGAAGGACCGAGGAAAACACCGGTTGCCATGAAAACATGCTTTCGGTGCCGAGCATTGCACAACCATTACCGGAGACAAAGGGGACAGCATGACACGAGAGCAAATTCTGGATCTACTTCTGAATGAGAACATTGAGACACGAATCCGGTCTCTCCCTGGCGAACTGTTCGAGCGAGCGATTGTGGTGGCCGGAGTGATTGCAGACCTTGGCTTTTGGTGCATAGGCCTGGGAGTCACACTCTCTTACGTGTTTGGAACATGAAAGGAGTTGAACGATGACCGGCCTACTGTTTCTGATTATGAACGACATGAAGGCATCACCAGGAACGATTCTCCTTGTCTTGGCGGCGATTGTGATTGATGTCGCCATATACTTCTATGGACTTGGCGGACTGTGGTATCATTTAGTCCGATGAAAGGCACAATATGATTGAGACACAATACTCGCTTGGTCAACAGGTCTGGAACGTACGGACCTCAGAGACCACACAAAAAGAAACCTGTCCAGACTGCAATGGAGAACGGTTTCTCATACTGACATTAGGGAATGGAGACACGCACTCGATTAAATGCGATGAATGCGGACCTGGGTACCAAGAGTCCACTGGGTATCTGATTCGCCATATCCCTACGGTCTACCCTGTCCCGATGATCGTGGTTGGTGTGGAAGTGAACAAGAAGAATGAAGTCCAATACAGGGTACAGGAAGAGTTTGGACATGAAGGCAGTTACTATCTGCAGCAGGAAGACTCCTTATTTGGAACGGAAGAGGCCTGCCGTGCGAAGATTGCAGAGCTGGATGCAGCAGAGAAGGAGAGGGAAGCGAATCACTACAAGAACAAGGTGAACCGGAATAAGTCTTGGAACGCGAACGCAGCCTATCACCGGAGGGCAATTAAGAAAGCGACTGAAGACATTGCGTACCATACGAAATGCCTGAACTATGCAGCAGGGAAAGTGAAATTTGAGAAAAAGGAGTCAACCGATGCTCTGGTTACTGAAACGGAGGGATAGAGCTGAAGTGCCGTGGTACGATGAAATGGATGGTCTCGTGGTTCGAGCCTTGACGGAAGAGGACGCCAGGAAAGTCGCAGAGAACCATAAAGGCGATGAATGCTCACGGATCTGGAGAGATCCCGCGTACTCCACCTGTGAAGCCATCGTCCCTGAGGGACAGGTAACATTGGTGCTACGGTCGATGAATTGGGGATAAGGAGAAGAGAATGGAGAATCAACGGAACACGAGGGAAGAACACGAGCTGGATAATCTCCAGCTGCAGCAGATCGCCAAAACCCTAGAATCCGGGTTCCTGTCGGCGATGAATTGGCTGTACCACGATACCGGAACACTGGTCAAAGACCGCAACCCTGTGGGTCCGAAGTATGACCAGACCTTCATCAGGGACTTGAACAATATGCGGAGAGCGTACCAACTCCTGAAAAAGAAAGGCTAACGTCGATGTGGAAAGATACCACAGATCCGAAAGACCCACTGACGAAGCATGGGCAATGGACCTTTACGATTGAGATTGACACACTGACGATGCACTTCAAGCCCATGCATTATACGGTACGGCTTGATTTGTTTCAGCAGACAGCTCAGCAGTGGGACGCGTCGGTGTGGATTGGGAATCAAGGAAAGAGGGTTGCAGACCGATATTACAGCAGCAAGGAAGAAGCCATGGAAGCCTGCATTGATCATCTGGAGCAATGTGCCACGTCCTTGCAGGCGGAATTTAAACGAATGGGGAGATGGACATGAAAGAACCAGTCTGGTATATGTACGATGCGACGATTCTCCTGCAGAACACGGAAGAGCGTATCCATTGGCCGGTCAAGTTACACGAAACACCGGGAACCGGTGCGGAATGGAAAAAGATTCTGGATGAGCAAGACCGGAAGCTTGCGGCGAGGTTGAAGTTTGAAGACTTGCTCAGCAGCAAACTCACGAAGGTCTCTCGGGAAGATGCAGCGGACCTCTCAGCCATCCCGCTGAACCTGATTGCCTTCAGTGACTAAAGAAAGGGAACACAGATGACCGAGGATTTGAATCACGCGTTAGAACAACTGGTGTCTCAGTCGATAGAGGAAGGGTTCCTGGAATCTATCAACAAACTGATGCAGCAAGAGAAAAGGAAAGGGGAGAACGATGGGCAGAACAATCGATCAACGGAATGAGCAATATAACACGGAGAAGGCCCTGGATGAGGTCATTAAGGAATCCCTGCGAAGGGATATCTCAGCAGACTACATTTCTGAACGGGCGTACGAACTGGCGGAAGAACGGGAGATGATTAAAAACGGAGACCTCTTGGACGAGGATATCCTCTGATGCAGATGGATACAACAACAGTCAGCAATATCGTACAAAAGATCGTCTACGGGGCCTTGACATTGTGCCTGTTTGGTATTATCTTAACAGCTGGTACGATGGGCCTGTACATTATGTGGGAAACGGGAGTCTGGCCATGAAGAAACACCCAGCAGAAGTTCCGGCACTGAAACAAAAATTGTTTAGTGTCTCCATTCACGACTGCGATGTCGATACCTTCAGAACTGGAGGGAATGGAGGACAGAATCGAAATAAAGTGGAGACCGGAGTCCGGGTGACTCATCAGCCTTCAGGAGCCATTGGAGAAGGCCGGGAATACAATTCTCAGCCTCAGAACAAGCGTTGTGCATTCGTGCGTATGGCGAGAACGATCAGGTTTCAATCCTGGGCGAAAGAAACCGCTGCCCGGTTGCAAGGCAAGGAAACGGTCGACATGGCCGTCGAGAGGCAAATGCAGCCTCAAAACCTGGTCGTCGAAATGAGGGAAGATGATCAATGGGTACCCTTCCGGGAACAGAGGCCGGGAAAATTACCTAAGGAGAAACCATGAGAGAGTCACTTAAGAATATCGTGATTGGACTCGTGAGTTCAACAGTGTTTGTCGGAGGGATTGGTGCTCTGGTGTACTACAAATTGATGGCTCCACTTGTCGTATTGGTTGTCTGGTGTTTTTTATCGTACCACATTGGAAAACTGGTCATTGACATTTGGAACACACAACGGAAAAAATATTTGGAAAAGCACAACCGACTCGTCAAGTTATTGAGGATCTTAACCGATAAGGGTGTATGATGGGACGACGAAATGATATACTGTCAGAAGAGGTCTATCGATGAGAAAAGTCAAGCTAACAGCAATCACCAGGAGAGCCTTGAACAAGCTTAAGCAGCATGGTAACGTATGGGATGTGATCATGATTGGTCTTGATCATGTGGTACTGAGGTCTCTGGAACTCACCTTTCAAGTGGGAAGAGACCAGTTCGAGAATGATTGGAGAGTGGTGAAGTTTACCAATGATCCGAATTTCAACCTCGAATGGTTGAAGGAGGAAAACGATGTACCTCAGCCTGTGGGCCAAAATCGGGACAGCAGAGAAGGGCATGAAAATCCTGTGGGATAGTTTTGACAAGAATCATAACAAAGTGTACATGGTGACGAACAAATGGGATGCCCCTCCA